GAGCCTACTCATTTTCTGGACGTCAAGCCAGATGCATAGATGACTGCGACTCACCAGTTCCGTAGACGCAAGCAATGGCTTCCGTTTCCTCAAGGTGTTTTGTAAGGTCGCTATGTAGGGTTCTGTGGGTTATATCGAGAAATTGAATCTCTAGTATAGATATCGAGACGTTTGTGTCATCTCTATAAGGGTTCGATGTGAGCCATAATTGGGGGGTGGTCCGCTAGGGAATTTTCAGTTTTAATACCCAAAATCCAATGGTATGTAATTCTTATTTGTGTGCATCTCGAAAAGCTGATGCGTTAAGTTCGAAAAAACTATCAAACTCAGTTAGTTTCCAATCTCGACCGTCTTTGTCAGTATAATCGACATGACGATGAGTTGTGAACGGCTGGTGGGCTTCAAACCCAACAAATTTGCCAATCCGAGTGATTTTCATAAACAACATGTTTACGTCACCCTCGTCTTCAGCATCTTTGATTTGATCTAACCAGTCCTCTAATTGTGGGACTGGAACTTTGAACAATAGACGATGAAAGGCAAAACTTGCATAGTTCTTGGCCTCACAATTGAAATTATTCCAATCGTCGGGCGGAACGATGTCGCCTTTCATATGTCTAATCTGTCCCTCGCTCATATGAGTTTTTCGGACAGCATTTTGACCTCCGGTCCATGCCCCACTTTGTGGGACCCTCATGAAGGGAGAGTCATATAATTTAGATAGGAAATTGGCGATGTCACGTTCCCATGCACCGCCTTTTGCTTTACTCTTTGATGTCACTATTAATCATTTCAATTAAAACCACGCTATTACTATAGCGTGGCTTGTTCGTAATCGTAGCGAACATTAGATTTAGTATAACAATTATTTTATACAATGTCAACCTCTTGTTCGGTACTAAAGCTGGTAAATCCATTTTCTTTCATCACATACAGTGTATTGTTGACACGGCCAACAAGTTCTTCTCTGTGTGAAATAAGAAAAATGTTTTTGTTGCGATCTCTGTGCATTTTCTTTAACACAGTTAGAGCACTTTCAACTCCATTGCTGTCCATACCGCTGTCGATTAATTCGTCGATAGCCATAAAGTCAATGGGCATGTTAGTGCTTTCATGCACGTCACGGAACGCCCAGCTAAGACCAAGGATTAATCTATTCCGCTCACCACGGCTCAAATTATCAAAGTCTAGTTCACGTCCCAATTCTGTAATTTCTACAGACAGGTCACTCTGGAATACTACCTCATGTGGGAGGCCCAGCTTGTTCAAATAATAGTTCAACCGTGAGTTAAGATACTGTAGATTTTGTTCGATAATCCGCTTACGAATGAAGCTGTCCTTGTTCACAAGCAACTTCAAAAGGAAATCTTGGTGTTCCCGTAAGTTATGAAAGTTGTTCATGATATCCCAATCGATAGCCTGTAACCCGCTTTCCTCAAGTGATTTGACTTGATCAGAATATGGGTCTTCGGCTGTGCTGGCGTCGTCCAGCTTGCTTTGTAATGTGGTTAGTTGATTTTGGCGTTCGTAAGCTTCTTGTGCTGTCGCATATTTAGTAACTGGCGGCAACCCTAGCTGGACAAGGCCCTTAATAGCTTCTTTAATCTCAGCAGCACCATTTTCAGCAGCCGCAATTTCTTGTATAGCATTTGCGACGTCTTGTGTTTTAGTCTCGATAATGGTAGTATTTGACACGTCATGTAAATCTTGCTCACATGCATAACATTTATGGTTCTGTGCGGCAACTAAGTCTTTTTGTGCCTTATCTTTAATACGTTGTTCACGCATCAAGGTTGCATCAAAATTAGCAATGGCTCTGTTGTGATCGGCGAGTACCAGTTGGGTTTTATTATAGGCGTCAAGTTCTAGGTGTTGTTCTAGTTCTTTTTCTAGGTCTAAGCTTGTAAGCTCTGCAACTTCTCGCACAAGATCGGCAACAGTCTCTTGGTTCTTTTGTGCCCATACCCGCTGACGCCGTTTCAAATCAGTGATGCTTTTTTTAATTTGTTCATTGGCATTTTCTACGGCTTTGATACGGTATTCTTCTTCTTTGATAGAGTCCCGTGTATTCTTTAACAGTTCTTTGAGTACCAACGCTTTTTCAGATAACAATGTAATGCCTAACAGATTTTCAATAATTTCGCGCTGATTGTTGGCACTAAGAGCAAGGAATGGTTCATTGTAGGTATTCAGTGCAATGAGATGCTTGAACATGATGTGGTTCAGACCAATGACATTCTCGATCTCACGCTGAGTAAGACGCATTTCGCCTTGGCCCTCATCAGTTTCTTCAATTGCGTCAACATTGTTAACCATGAATTTTAATACATTTGGACTGCGTCCGCGCTCAATACGATATTCTGTAGTGCCAACACTAAATTCAACAGTTACTAACATGCCCTTGCTGTTTGTTTTGTTGATCAAATTATTTTTACGAATGTTGGTGATCGCGTTACCATATAGTGCATAGCTTAATGCGTTGACCATTGTAGTCTTGCCCACGCCATTTCGTGCACCGTCGCCACCCAAGTCCAAGTTATTACCTAATACAAGCGTTAAACCTGAGTCTTGGAAATTAACAGCTTGGGTCACGTTTCCGACCGACATAAAATTTTTGAGTGTGATGTTCTTAATACTAATCATTTAGGTGCTTCCTGTTGCATAAATTTAGCGAGCTTATCCCATTTTTTCCGGTGGGCATCATGTTTTCTCTTGCCTGAAATCAACCCATGGTCGGCACATTTAAGGATCATGCATTCAAGATCACCTACCTCGTCCGAAAGCCTATCTGCATTATCGAGAGGCTGTCCAGGTTGAATTTCGTCAATACCAAATCGCAACATCTTGGTTGCACGCTGAGCAACTTCCGCGCATTCTTCAATCAAAATGATCAATAATTCGGCTTCGTATGCCGTTGGCATGGTTCCTGGGGTTATAAATTTAGTCATCTTGTAGTCCTTCTGTAAGCCATGTGGGTAGCGTGTTGGCCTCTGACATGGCAGCACCTAGTAATACCATTAGATCGTCATGATTTGCCTCCATCAGCGCCTCTACGAGTTCTTTAAATTCAGGGTCGTCTGATAACAATGTTCCATTTTTGTGGGCACGGTTACTCATATTTGTTACGCGGGTGTCTATTTCTTTAATATCTTTCATTTATAAGTCCTTATATATATCCATGAGCAGCTTTTGCTGGATCATGTCAGATTCAACCGTCTGTAACTGTTGGTAGACAATTTGGTCCACACTTTCCACACTGAATTCGCCCTCTTGGATAGGATCGGAGTTGTGTTCTTCTTTTTTCTGTGGTATAAGTGATAGTTCACAGGGATTAAATTGAGTCATAAATGTTTCTTTAATAAAATTGGCTTCTTCGTAGCTGATAGGGACGTCTAGGACTGCGCGACAATAAGTTCGATCATTTAAATAGTCACTAGGATTATCGATCAGGTCACTCAGATTTAATCGCACATACCGTGGACCTTCGAAGTTCACGTATGTTGGCACCCCGTCCCATTCTAGGAACATTGCGCCGCGATCCTCGTCCCATGCGTCTGCATAATTATGTGCAAAGGGGCTACCCAGATAATGAATTTTGTCTTTAGTTTGTCGCTTGTGGAAATGCCCACTGAACACATAATCAGCCGATTTGAAATCACTTGCGTTCAACTCACCTTGGTCAGGCATTTGCACCACTGCGTTCATCATGAAGTGTGGAAGCTCAAAATGACCAAAAACATATTTGGATTTCAGTTTCTTCATTTGTTTCCACTCGTCACCAATCAACCACGGAACCAATGCAACATTACCAATTTCAGTGATGTGATCATTGATAATGTGCATGTTATCTAATAACTCTGCATACGGGAATGAGTTGAGTTCACGCTTTTCACGATAGAATAAATCATGGTTGCCCACGACAAAATATACCTCTTCAAAAGCGGCGCTCAATTTTTGTAAGTTCCTGACTGAATAGTTTAGGGTGGAGACATTCACGCTGGCACGGTTATGATGCCAGTCACCAGAAAAAATGCAAGTTTCGCATCCTCTGGCTTTGGCTTCATTAATGAACCAGTCAATGAACCGTTCACAGTCGTTGTTGTGGATTTTGGAGTTGTTCTTCATACCGAAATGGATATCGCTAAATATAGCGGCATGTTTGAATAAATTAGTTGTCATATGTTGCCTTATTTTACAATATTATATCATGATAAGTCATTGATGTCAAAGAATATTATAACCACGGTCTTTAAGCTCTTGTTGGCCTTTTTCGATATCATCCTCACGGGCACGTTGTTGTGCAACTTCGTCGTCGATTTGACGATTGAAGCTGGGCATGTACCCACTGTCTTGTAAAATATCGTCACGAATATGTTGGTTACGCTTCTCTAAGTTCAACACACGAGTGAACGAATTTTGTAAAATTTGAGTGTAATATGCGAATGGGTTGTCTGATCGTGCCTCATTGAATTTTAGGCCTACTTCGCTCAGTTGTAACAAGGCTGATGACTCCATTTCGTCACGGTAGCTGTAGCCACGCCAGTTGCCACGCATAGCATAGCGTTCTACCAACTTCATCATCATCTTGGCCAACTCAGGGGTAAGACCACCATGATCCAGCCGGAATGACCCGTTTGCAAACCCATCTTGCCAGTGTGACCGCAAAACTTCTTGCCACGTACCGTCCACACACGCATGATGCTGGAATGGAGGGAAATTTAGGCGTTCATGCTTGTCTGCCACTGTCTTTGGATTTTTCTTGCGACCTGGCGCTTCTGGGATATGATTATAAGTCATGACACGGATTACAACGTCGTCTGTATCTATGGTGCTGGCGTCAACCTTAAATTCAGCCTGCTTAGGCTTAGTAGCTAGTTTGCCAGATTCAGCGTCCCATTTGGTGATCCCTTTTTCATATCCAAGGCCGGACAAGCGGCGTGCCTTGTTTTCTTTAGCTTGTTGGATTGTCTCGTCATTGATATCATTAATGTCTTCGACAATAAGGTCAAAGGTCATAAATTTATCATCCATCGCATAACAATAACTTAATTTGCTGGAATGGATTTCTCTTAGCATGTCTTTGTTGTTTAAGTATTTCGTGGATTTTTTTCTAGCCATTTTGGTTTCCTGTTCTATACTATTATAATACTTTAACCCATTGATGTCAAACACTATTTTTTGGCTGATAAATATCATCACACAGTGTATGCCTAATTATATAGGTATATTATCACTGGTATTTATCGGGAAATAAAATGGCACCACGCAAAGATTTAAGAGCAAGATTATCACCTAGAGGTTCTGCATACTCCGGTCGAAGTGGCGTGGCAGCATTTGAAACAAATTATAATGTGCCGTTCGAAGGCCCAGGCGCAGCGTTGCGCACAACAAACGGCATTATATTCCCATTCACTCCAAATATTAACGTAGCCCATACCGTGGAATATAGTCAATATGACCTAGTTCATACCAACTACCAGCAAAATGCATATAGCAGGACCCGAAATCCTTCTATTCAAATTTCAGGGGTGTTTGCCAGTCAGACCCCAGAAGAAGCAGCATACACGGTAGGTGTTATGCATTTCCTACGAGTAATGAGTAAAATGAATTTCGGCACAAGTGATGATGAACGCGGCACCCCGCCCCCTGTGTGTGAGTTTAATGCATATGGCACATATAACTTTCACCGCGTCCCAGTGTTAATCGGTGATTTCACCTTTAACTATGAGGACGATACAGATTATGTGGAAGTCGGGGTCAATGGTGAAACTGTACAAATTCCGGCAATGATGACAATTGCTATCAGTCTGATACCACAATATTCCGCTAGCAAGCAAAATAGCTTCAATCTAGGTGAATTTGCACAAGGCACTGGATACAAAAGAGGATTCTTATAATGGCTTACAAACAAACTAGTCACCTGAGTGCAACTCCGGTAGTAAACGGTTATACAACGATGTATAACCCTTCAATCAGGCCAAATTACTCACAAACAACAGTGTTTACACTAACACAAAAATACAATAAGCGACCAGATATATTGGCATATGAGCGTTATGGCGAAGCGGCATATTGGTGGGTGTTTGTTGTTTATAACAAGAATTTAATTCTTGACCCCATCAATGACTTCACCACGGGACTAACTATATTAGTCCCTAACAGAAACTTTATCGCAGGATTATAATGACCTATTTACCCAACGCCCTAAATGTATACGAGACCTATACATACAATCTCAAATTGTATATGATTAAACCTGAAAACACGCCACAAATGGAAAAAAACCTTCCGCAGTTCGGTGGTAATGCAGCATTAATCATAGATAACGCTGGTGTTGCGGATTACAATATTAACAACCTCGAACAGCAGTATGTTGTAGGGCACAACAGGGTGCGAAACACGTTCGTAAATAGATTCACAATACAAGTGGCCGAAGCAAATGGTGTTACGCTATTGGATACTATTCGGCGCAACGCTGCCGCAATGGGAATTGTAGATCACAAGCAGGCGGTATATATATTAGTAATAGAATTTAATGGCCGAAAGTCTGACGGATTGGCCCACAAGCACCCACAGGTATTTTATTATCCAATCAAGATCACAGATTTCCAATTTAAGGTTGACGAAGGTGGTACAAATTATAGCATCACTGCAATTGAAAACTCAACCAGTGCTTATAATTATTTGAGCAACGTAATCAAAAATCAGGTGACAATTTTAGCTAGTACGGTCGGTGAGTTTTTCACGGAATTTGTCAAGTTGGCTAACCGATCTGCTGAAGATGCCATCGTGTATTCAGTTGATCAATTGTTTGCTGACACCTTTGATATCACATTCGACGATTCAATCGGTGACTGGAAGAATTGGCAATTTCAAGCAATTACCGAAGAACAAACACACGACAATGTTAATATTATTTCAGCAGGCGTAGGTTCAGGCGACAGTTTATTACAAATAACTATTACTAACGGATCAAACTTAACGGATATTGTCAATATTATATTGAGCCAAACAGCAGAATATAAACAGATTGTGCTAGAAGGTAGTGGCAATTCTGAATTTGCAAGACCGCACCCCAGTGATGATGTGACCACAGACTTGGCTCAGTTGCCAGTATTTCACAAGGTAGTGGCCGATGTGATATATGAGGACTATGACTGGTTACGAGGCGACTATACCCGAAAATGTTATTACCGTGTTATTCCGTATATCAAGCCCGAACAAATATTAAGCCCAGAGCAATATGTTCGCGGCATCACCAATGCAGCTATTCAGGCTCGCAGAGTGCAGGCGTTAAAAGACAGAGGATTATTACGTAAAAAATATGATTACATTTTTACAGGTGGCAACACAGAGGTATTAGAATTTGATATTTCAATTGATTACGCATATTACCACACCACACCTTATGGTGGTGGTATGCTTGGCAACGCAAATATAACGGCACCGACGCAGGCCGGAGCAAATGACAGTCCATTAGGCGTACTAATTGATAACATATCACAACTGAAATCCCAAATATCAGAATTAGGAAGGTCACAGCGAAGCGCTGAAAACCGAATCACACTTAGCCAGCCCGGTCCATTTGGGGAACAAAATCGCAATTCTGATGCCGCCACTGTTGCAAACACAACTGCTCAGATACAGGGATTTGCCACGGATGTCCGACGAGAAGCCGCAGCACTCGGAATACTACTGCAGGAATCTGGCATGACAGGCAGCGAAGTTGCAATGGCTCTACGGTTTGCACAAGACGTTATCAGTGACGGAGACACAGCAGGCAGTGATAACGATAATACTGGTGGACACTTAAAGTTTGGTGCATTGGTAGCCAATATTGAAAACCAAGCCGACCTAATGACCATTGAACTAGGCATTCGCGGTGACCCATATTGGTTAGGGAAACCTAACAGTTTTTATGATACCGCGCTAAAAAACGGCGAAAATCTTGCTGACTTTGAGCGAGGATCAAACGGATTTTATCTTAAATGTTCGTTGCCATATCCGTTTGAAGATGCAGACGGTAGACGCAAGCCCAATGTAGAATATGAAATTAGTGGATTTTATACGGTAATAGACGTGATTACCCGTTATACAGGTGGACAGTTTACCATGTATTTGAACGCGGTCCGTGACTTAGGAACAAATACCCCAACGGCACAGGACATATTGGACAACTTGCCGAACTATAGTCCACCTGGCGTAGATTCAACTACGACTAATCAACAAGTTGATGCAGCAGCATTAGCCGCTCTTTTCCAACCGCTCCAGTCAGGGATCGCATAACACAGGAAGTAATTAATGTCAAAAGATAGAAGCTCAGATACCTATAGCCGCAAGGTCCGTGAGGCATATAATCAAAATACCATGTCCAAGGGGATCAAAATTCCGTCTGGCGTTTACCGTGGAATTGTGGTTAATAATCAAGACCCTGTCAAAAAAGGCCGGATCAGAGTACAGATTATGAAATTCTATGGAACAGCCGTTGTTGGCTCTGATGCAGATGCAACCAACAACTCTGATGGCAGTGAATGGGTGGGTGCAATGTGGTGCCGCCAAATGCTGCCAACAGGTGGAACGACTGTACCAGAAGGCGAGGCAGGCTCGGTAGGACAAACTACATACGGTGCATTTGGTCCGCCGCCCAGTCTAGGCAATGAGGTATTAGTCGCCTTTGGTGGTGATATGCACAGTGGTATTGTTATCGGGGTATTGCCCGATATTGACAGAAGTGACGGCATTGCTGGCGCTGGCATCCAGCGTGAAACCACCGCTGGAAACACAATGTCACTAGAAACCCCTAAGACTGCTAACTCGGCAGACGCTACGCCATCACCACATCCACAAAACGCCGCATTGATAAACCAAGGGATACAAGACGATCTCGTGCGGGGCCAAAACACCAGTTCCCCCGCACGCGATCCAAGTTCGCGAGTTGGTGGTATGAGCAGCCCAGCAGGACATTCTATTGTCATGGACGATGGTAGCTTGGAAGACGGACAGGGGTTGCGTATGCGGCTACGAACTGCGGGTGGTGCACAAATTCTTATGGATGATACGCTAGGGTTAACCTACATCAACAACCGTGAAGGCAATGTTTGGATTGAATTAAATCGCAATGGCGATATGGACATCTATGCAGGTGGTAGTATCAATTATCATGCTGAAAATGACTTCAACGTACATTGTGGTGGAAATTTTAATGTACAATCTGGCGGCGACATTAATATGAAATCACTAGGCGCACAAGGAATAAAAATGGAGGCGGCAAGAGGCAGTTTCAATATGAAATGTGCAGCCAACATGAATTTACAAGCTGACGCAAACGGTAATATTCGGGTCGCAGGCAACTACCGTGAAACTGCTGGCCGCATCGATATGAATGGCCCAGCAGCAGCCGCCGCAGCAACCCCATCCATTGTCCAGCATGCAGGCAACACAAACATAACTGAAAGCGTGTCGACACGTGTACCAGAGCATGAACCATGGGCAGGCCACTTAGACGTGTCTACGCGACCATCGGGCACAACAAGTAGTGATACTACATACTATGGTGCTCCGGTCGATGTGGAAAGTTTCGACGGCCAAACGGGTAGCTTGTCATTTAATGACTTTTCCAGAGTAACATTACCACCAAATTCACGATTGTCCTTCCAATCAGGCGTCGATACTCGTGTCGATCCGGCACTCATTACCACTATGGAAGAAGTCGCCCGCCAATTTGGTCGCTCGTTAGTTATTTCCAGTGGTGCACGTGATCCAACTAGAAATGAAACTGCTGGCGGCGCAACAAACTCACAGCATCTTCTTGGCCATGCAGTCGACGTATCCGGCGCAGCACTTTCAAATGCTGACCGAATTTCACTGGTTAAAATTGCAAGTACGATAGGCATACGCGGCATCGGGGTATACTCAGGTGGCGGCATGCACTTTGATAATCGAACAGGCGCAAGAGCAGGATGGGGCAATAATTACTCTTATACATCATTGGCAGCATATGTCGCACCAACAGTAAACAAACACCGCGCAGGAGGATTTTCATAATGTTAACTATAGTTGCAGCCCAATACCGCATACAATGGGAAACCTTTACCGTACAAAATGCATTTGCAGTTGACTATCGTTATCCGGTACGTAGGGCAACTGTGAGTGACGGAATGAAAGACCTGATACTTAGCCGCCGCACATGGTCAGGCGTCCGTAAAAAAGACCCTACAACAGGAAAATATGTCATCGGATATGGCGTAGGTGATCCCGACGACGTACAAGGGTATACTGAATCGCAGGCATACGCGGAATGGGTTGGTGACTTGCGTAATCGTCAGAAACGTCTTATTGCACAGTTGCCAATATTATATGTCACACAAACAATATTTGACGCACTACTAAGTCTGTATATTGACACTGGTACATGGAGAACTGTGCAAGCAGAAGAAGGCACGTATGATCTCGCCACGTCCGTAAAAGATGGGAATTGGTTATTAGCTGCGGATATTATATCACGAGGCAAAATCAATAATGATCTGCGGAAAAAAGAAGCACGGGCGATGCGATTAGGTGACTATAGTTTTACTAAAACGCGCAATCAACAAGTTGCTCAAGGCGTGCAACTATTGCGCACACAATACGTAGCGGGAATTGCCAATGAATTTGATAAAAAGCAAACAGAATTTGTATACTATCGACAGTTTGGTACATTTTTGCCAGGAATGACACAATTGCGGCAACGCAGAGTAATTGCACAAGCTAGAACTTAACCATATTTTAGCTTCATCATGACTTTTCCTCCGTCAGAAATTTCTGTATTTTCTTCCAGCCATTCATCAAACGTATAAAATCGACGACCGTTCAAATACCATTGCTTGTTACCATCTGCCTCTTCAATAGCTGGCCCGTCAGTGCGGTGAATTCTGTCGTTCAACCACCAATAGTTGTCACCATCCGCCCATTCAGCGGCAGGTCCGTCTGTACGGTGGTAGTCGCCGTTCATCGTCCAAAATTTGTTGCCTGTGCTATCCGTAGTCATTATTGGCGTTGTATCAACCATATTGTAACTTTAACATAACTTTATCTTCCTCAGTTAATGCGCAATTTTGATCAAGCCATTCATCAAACGTATAATGATTGCCATGTAACCACCATTCCTTGTTGCCATTTGCCGATTCAATAGCGGGTCCGTCAACTCGGTGAATTCTGTCGTTCAACCACCAATATTTGTCGCCATCCGCCCATTCAGCGGCAGGTCCGTCTGTACGGTGGTAGCCGCGATTCATCGTCCAAAATTTGTTGCCTGTGCTATCCGTAGTCATTATTGGCGTTGTATCATCCATATTGTAGCTTCATCATGACTTTTTCTTCATCTGAAATTTCTGTATTTGCTTCCAGCCATTCTTCAAACGTATAGTATCTGCCGCGCAATCGGAATTCTACATACCCATCAGCAAATTCAACCGCAGGACCATCTGTTCGGTGAGTGCTGCCGTATTGGCACCAAAATCTGCCACCATCTGCGCATTCAATAGCAGGACCGTCAGTGCGATGATTTTCCCCATTCAACCGCCATATCTTGTCGCCATCCGCCCATTCAGCGGCAGGCCCATCTTCGCGATGCAGTCGACCATGCAATCGCCAAAATTTGTTGCCCTTCCGATCTATTTCCATCTTTGGTTCCATTATGCGACCATCGCTTTGGCTGGCCGCTTGAAGAACCCGTACTTGGGATCATTGTCGGATACTGTGATCGTTGCGGTAAAGATAACCTGTTGGCCTTTTTTAACTTCAGCAAGAGCCTTTGGGACTGTGCCCCATACTTTCCATCCTTCGGCATGCTGAACCAGCATCTTAGTCACATAACCAAACTCTGTTTCCTGTCCTTTCAGGGTGAGTACAGCGCCCGTCACGACCATACGGCCTTCTACAGGGATAGGCAACGCTGCTGCCACCTCTGCGGCCCGCTGTTCGGCAATCTGTGCACGATCCACGATCCGGCCAAGAAGATTGCCAATGAATGATTTTTGCTTATCCGATATACTACCATACTGGACCAACTTACGAACAATGTCGTAGATGGTGTTTTCTTCCCACTTTGGGTCGAAGTCAAGTCCGCCATCATAGATGGCCCATGCGGCAGTCAAGTTGGCGTTCTCAAGGAAAACTTGTGCCTTCCGCTTACCCGCTGCGGCGTCAATACCTTTCTTGGCTTTAACACGGAAGCTGCGGAAATTAAGTGCATCACCCTCATGCAACTTTTCAGCACAATCTTCACCAGTCTGGACATAAGTGTTGCTTGGAACATGGTGAAAGCGAGCAACAGTCATTGCATGTGCGCCGCAAACGTGGCACGAGCCGCCGTGGTTATGACGGGAGAACTTGCCACCTGTCTTAGCCATGTGAGTGCGAAATTGCTCTTGCTCAATAAGGTTGACTACATAATCGTCATGATGACTGTGGAACGATACGAACTGATAATCGTCAGGATTAATAACGCTAGGGCGGTGAATGTCAGTGCGTGTCATGTCATGTTTCCTTTTTGCTTACTTGTTCTTTATAGCAGCAAGGCGCTATGGTGTCAACCATATTGTAGCTTAAACATGATCTTTTCTTCGTCAGTCATATCTGGGTTGTTATCAAGCCACGTTTCAAATGGCATACCAATGTCATCCAAAAACCACCATTTATCCCCATTTATCCATTCAATAGCAGGACCATCTGTGCGGTGACGGTTTCCGTTTAAATACCATTCTTTATGCCCATCTGCATGTATCATGGCAGGGCCATCTTCGCGGTGAAGTTTGCTGTCCAACTTCCAAACTTTGACACCAGACGCATATTCGAATATGCCTGTCTTCATTATCCATATTCCAATTTATACATCACTTTTTCTCCGTCAGTCATATGTGGGTGTTGATCAAGCCATTCTTCAAATAAATAGGGTATGCCAAACAAATACCACTCCTTGTTGTCCTTCCCAGTCGCCCACTCAATGGCAGGACCATCTTCGCGGTGAAGTCTGGCGTTCAACTTCCAAAATTTGTCACCATACTTATTTACAGTAATCACAGGTTGCACATCTTTATCCATATTCCAATTTATACATGACCTTTTCTTCGTCGGTCAATTCTTGATTTTTGTCGAGCCATTCGTCAAACGTATAACGACCGTCGTTTAGATACCAACTCTTGGCACCATATGCATATTCAATTGCAGGTCCATCAGTTCGGTGAAGTCTGCCGTCAATCCACCATTCCTTGCGGCCACTCACCAATTCAACAGCGGGTCCGTCAATGCGGTGAAGTCTGATGAAATTATTGCGCCACCACCTGTCGCCCGCGCCTGTCTCCGTCATTACAGATTGCATATCACTCTCAGCCATTGTATATCCTTTGTCGTTAATTATAAGGTACATTATCTGTATTGTCAATACCAAAAGGCACTTTTCAGTCACATAAATAACAGTATGGTAACATTTGTAGGCTTCTCAACATACGGAAAAAGAACAGGAACCAATGTCCTAGAAGATAAGGACTTGGCAATTCGTGATCTATTAAATCATTTTTACACCCGCCGTGGTGAGCGGTTAGGAGAGCCGTCGTTTGGCAGCATCCTACCAGAATTGATATTTGAGCAGTTAGACCAATTAGTAATTGACACCGCAGATGAAGACGTCCGCACAATTATTGATTTGGACCCTAGATGGCGACTGATAGATTATGAAATTGACGCAATCGGGCACGCATTGACTATCAAGATTCAACTAAGTTATGTTCCCGACTTGAGTCAAGAACAATTGGTATTAAAATACACTAGCACAGAAGAGATTTAACACATGGCACAAAGCATCCGACAAAGAAATCTGTTCGCAGCAGAAGATTACAGAGTAGTTTACGATAGTTTCAAGCAGGCGAATTTCCAAGCCTATGATTATGACACCATCCGTGGTGCATTGGTAGATTATATCCAGCAACAATATCCTGAAAACTTCAATGACTGGATTCAAAGTTCTGAATTTGTGGCGCTGATTGAAACACTGTCGTTTCTCGCACACTCATTAGCCTTCAGAATTGACCAAACAGGTCGCGAAAACTTCTTGAGCACAGCCGAACGCCGCGCGAGCGTTTTGCGTATTGCTGACTTTTTAGGATACACTCCAAGCCGTCACCAGCCTGCGCGAGGTCAACTCAAGGTAACTGGCATCCGTACCACACAAGACGTGTACGACATCAATGGACGTACCCTTAAGAATACTACCGTCGACTTCGAAGATAACTACCAGAATTTCTTGCTTATTATGAATGAAGTTCTAGGCAATGTCAACAAATTTGGCCGACCAACCGATACGTCGCGCATCGGTAACATCAAGCATGACATTTATGCGACAAGCATTGAAGCTGGTCACAATGTGGTGTTTGGTGTCCAAGGCAAGGTAAATGGCAATAGTGGTAACTTTGAAATTCATGGATTAGAAATCGACAATTCTTCCAACGTATTACTCGAAACCGCCCCAGACCAAAATAAAAGTTTTGACATTGTTTATAAGAATGATGGACAAGGCATCGGCAGTGAAGACACTGGTTTTTTCGTTGGGTTCAAGCAAGGTAATTTACAATTCACCGACGTCAACGCCACAACCGCTATTTCCAACTTGGTGGTTGACTTATCAGCCACCAATGTCAATAACAGCGACATCTGGGTTCAGGAAATTAACACTGCTGGTGAAATCCAAGACACATGGACAAAGATTGATAGTGGGTTTGGAGCAAACACAGTATTTAATAACATTCGCCAAGACAATCGCAAGCTATACACAGTCAAAACAATGGACCAAGACAACGTCAATATTCAATTTGGTGACGGAGTATTCAGCGACATTCCTCGTGGCATCATTCGTATTTGGTATCGCACAGGTGTAAACCAAACATACACCCTTGATACAGACGACATCGGCATTGTAACATTCGGATATACCTACACTGTTAGTCAAGACACTGGATCAGATAATACGCACAAGGTGACGTTTACGTGTGAACTTCAATCACCTGTAACTAATGCATCTTCACAGGAAAGTGTGACTAGTATTAAAAATAATGCTGGCCGAGTATTTGCTACACAAGACCGTATGATTACAGCCAGTGATTATTCAATTTACCCGCTGACGGTCAGTGAAAACGTTAATAAAATTAAAGCGGTCAATCGTACATATAATGGACACAGTCGTTTTATCAAGCCACAAGACCCGACGGGCACATACCAGAACGTTGACATGCTCGCGGACGATGGCTACATTTACAGCGAAGGCATTACGTACAGGTCAAATCTTGCGTTACCGTCTACCCTAACGTCTGAACAAATATATGAACGCTTCATTGCAGACTTAATTGAAAATCCTGAAATTGTCAATTTATTCTATACCAAATATGACGTAACTGAGATTGACTTTTCGACATCAGTGGGTAGCTATGAGTGGCAGCAGATCACGTCAGGATACCGTGGTAGTACAGGTTATTTGACACTTAATAGTGAAATTCAAAAAGCTGGCAAAAACGCAACTAATGACTTAGTCACGGCTGCTCCAGGATCAATTGTAGAATTTATTGAAACACCATATAATGCAGGTACATTAGGCGTGATCGGCCAAACATTAAGTATCATTAACGCAGGTAGTGGTTACACCAGTGCACCAACTGTAACCGTACAGGGCACAGGCACGGGGGCTACGGCAACTGCAACTGTATCTGGTGGCCAACTTGCGGCCATCACGTTGACAAATGGTGGCACAGGCTATCAAAACCCTGTAGTTATAAGTATTTCTGGTGGCGGCGGCGCGGGCGCAGAAGTTGTGGCTGTGGCCACAACTGCTTCACGTAGTTGGGCTAGAGTAGTCGATATTGTGAACGACGGTCAAGGTATCAACGACAGCAACGGCAACCCAACGGGATTGTCTAGTCGTGGCCAAGGTGCAATAATTCTCAATAAGAGCATCCCCAACACTGCTAGAATATCACAAATATTTCCCGCATATTCAACCGTGTTTACTGCCGATGAAAAAGTTGCCATTATTGACGAACTAGAAAAGTCAAATACATTTGGGTTACGGTATGACACCACAACCCGTGAGTGGATAATCATACACGCGGGTGACTTGCCGTCGGAAAATTCAAATAGTCCTGATAATTTTAACATTTCTAATGCAGGCGACAACAGCAACAGTAATGCAGATCAATCATGGATCGTGCGGGTACAGTATACGGTTAATGCGTGGCGCTTCATCAGTCGCCGTACACGATATGTGTTTGGCAGTAATGACCGCATCAGGTTCTTTAACCAAAATGGTAACCGCCGCTTTAATGTAGAGACCAATAAGCCTGACCGTGATCGTGTAGTTGTTTCCAAGATCAACACCATCCCAGGTGGCAGTGTGTATCCAATTGGCGAAGATTTGCCATTCTATACATATCGCTATTACACTGGGACAGATGGGTACACTGATGATCGTAAAGTTATTGTTACATTGGCCGACATTGACAACGACAACTATCCTGATAATCCGCTGGCATTCCGCACATTAGTTGATGCTGACACCATCAATCTTGGCACCGTTTCAGAAGATGGTTATTCATATGTTGCACTTAGCGACGTTGGGACAGCGACTGCTGGCCGTCAAAATTTGACATTTGTATGGAAACGGATCAGTACCAGCGACTATAGAATTGACCCAAGCCTTTCAAACATTATTGATATCTTCGTTCTTAACCAAAATTATGATGCTAAATATCGTGAGTGGATAGCAGATAGTCGCCTAGCTTCAACCAAACCATTGGCTCCAACGTCAATAGAATTGGAAACACAGTTTGCGGATATTGCCTCAAAGAAGGCGATCAGTGACTCCATTGTTTACCGTCCGGCATTTTATAAAGTGTTGTTTGGTGAACTGGCGGACATTGAATTACAAGGTAAATTTAAGATTGTGAAAGTACCAGGGACTACCCTTACAAATAACGAAATTAAATCGAGAGCGTTGAATGCAATTAACCAATTCTTTAGTATAGACAATTGGGATTTTGGCGAGGTATTCTACTTCACAGAATTGAGCGCGTATATTCACCAACAGCTGCCAGGCATTATTAGTAGTGTTGTGATTACACCAGTGCAAACATCAGGTGTGTTTGGAGATTTATTCCAGATTATACCTGAAAGCAACGAACTATTCATTCCGGACATAATACTACAAGATATCGACATTGTCGATACATTAAACTCATTAAGGTAAATTGATGGCAATAGACTACAGAGCACGTCCAACCGACGCAAAAAACTTTACTACCAGCTCAGAAGTAAATCTGACACAGGATTTCCAAGATTATAGCGAGTTTTTACCTGCTATAAATCGCACGGAATCCTTACAGAATTTCTTTGGCGCAACGGTTAATCAGCTACTCAGTAGCGGATCAACACAAAGTATTGACGCATATTGGGGACGCTTGTCAGGTCGCAATTATAATCCTGAAAATGAATTATTTCAACCTGAAAACTCGGCAACCCGCCTCAACTATCAATTTCAACCTGGTGTGGTTAGTCGTCTTGCTGGTAAGCCACAACAAACAACGTCATACGTCAATTGGCTGAACCGTTTGGAAAGCTTGGGCGCAGACGTGAATAACCATGACCGACTATTCAGTGAGCAAGGCTACGTTTTAGATTTACCCATCAACGCAGACATGTTTACCAATCACCATAATTATTACTGGTTAGAGGGTGATATCCCTCTGATTGAAATTGAGCTAGGTGGCCCAGATACATTTGACATTGACAAAATTCCGGCTAAATCACAGCACACGACTGCAATTTTATCTAATCACAGAACGGTTGAATTTGTGACAGGCTTGCGCGTCAAATTCATTGGTACGAACATCATCAGTACAAGCGGAAATTACCCAGTAGACTCGATCTATTACGTAGAAAATGTTGGCGGCAAAGGTGGCATCAAACTTATTGAAATTGAAAACGCGGCAGGAGACATTCTGTTTCCAACGATAACGCCATACTATATTGAACATACGACAGACTGGAACTTGGCCACACATGATCCTACCGTACCAGATGATAATTACTCACTTAACAAAACTTACACGGTCATGGAACGTTGGGCAAGTGATAAAAATCCTTGGGCTAGAACTAACCACTGGTTCTCTATTCATGCAATTCAGATTGCGGTCGAATTTAACAATCTATCGTTAGAAGTATATGCGAATAAATTTAATCGCTCATCTCGTCCAATTATTGAATTTAATGCCAATATGGAGCTAACCCAAACTTGTAAAAATTACGTCGAAAATGTAGACTATGTGGTGTCATCAGCACAAATGACTGCCATGACAGGGGAATCTGAATATTACATTGACGACGACTACACATTAGAAGATGGGGATATCGTACTTGCAGTGACACTCGCTGCAGACAACGTAGGACCATTCAGTACAAGCTTTGGCGGAGCATACGGCACAGCCTACACGCCATCCGAAAGTGCATTTGACTCGAACTACAACGATGCATACGGCAACCGCGACGACTCTTCAATTTATGCTGAGTCATATACAGTTAGCGGCGTAGGTTCTAGCATCCAGTTGACTCAAAAAACCGCGTTTAACCTTGACGATTATGTTCTCGTAAATAAAGGTTCAGAGATAGGGTATGTATATTGCTTAATCGCAAAAGGATGGGAAATTGGACAAAATAAACACAATAATGGTACAGCGCCATTGTTTATTTTGTATGACGAACACAATGTCTCCTTAAATGACTTCCCTACTACGGATTTTGCGGGTGATACAATCTTTAGTTACGCAACTAGTTTGACTGGCGCGTATGACCGTGAGTTAGGTATCAGACCTGACTTCACAAATTCAGGAACATTTGGTAATTACAATTTTGACTGGACATTGAATAACAACCGTTATAATCAAAATGTCACTGTTGTATCCCGTGAAGAAATTCGCGGCCTATATTATTTCCGCAACTGGGTTGACGACGCATATTACAATGGATGGTCCAACATTGTTGGTGGACAACGCGTCCCTATTATCCAGACACAGGTGTCTGACGGCATAAACAATATTGTTTTTGAACTTGGTACAGACGCAATTAGTAAGTCAACTGAATATACTGTTGCCATGGTAGAAGGCCAACTACGTTGGTATACCAACAACTATATTGACCGTACCGCAATTGGATACGACAATCCTGAATTGATTATGAAACATGACACAAATTACACATTTAATGACTTAATTTTTGACGACGCTAGTAAACTAGAAATGGTAGACCCATATGGAAACGCCGACGCGAATATCACCTATGGTGGCCCAGATACAGTTAAAACATTTAGTGTCGCAGCAGCATATGAATATGACACTGTTGTTTACCGTAGAGCAGATGATCCGTCTGTTTCTGGCGAAATTTTTATTACTGACGCCAATCATAATAGTTATGAAGTAATCAAAAATGGCCAACGATTAATTGACGGTAGCGATTTTACCTTTAGTGGGACACAAATAACACTGACTGATATATTAGCAGAAAACGACGTAGTAGAATTAAGCTACGTTGCCAACACTGATATGTCCAATGTTGTGTACGACGTTGCCCCAGTGCATTTCTACAATAGTGAAAATACACCATTTTCTACCGCAGGATATGATGACATCAATAAGCACTTGAGTAGCCAATTGAGCGCATTACCTGGGTTCACGGGTGACGTAAATGGACTAAACAATTATCACCAGACACTTCGTCAGCACACACATGGTGGAATAATTCGCCAACAAATATTTGAAACTAAAAAGATACAGTATCTATTAGATCAAGAAGACATCAACCCAATTCGTGCCCTGAAATCTTTCAGCCGCGACTACGCTGACTTTAAGCAATTCTTTAAGAATAAGGTGCAACAATTATGGACTACCCGTAGTTGGGATACAGTACAATCACTGGTTAATCAAGCATTGAGTGATATTAATATTGGTAAAAACGCAACGTTTAAATACGCCAATTCTGACATGCTATACTATACACAGGCACAAAGCGTCACGCACCCTATGCCACAGTTCGCATCTACTAAATTTTCCCTACCACGGACCCGAAACCAATACGGTGATACGCAAAACCATGTAAATGTATGGCTGACTGATTATGACGTCGCTACAGATAGCTCAGTCCAGCGCCCGTTAACAGTAAACATTGATTATACTATCGCTGGCCAAGAACTGACCTTACTGACCACTGTAAACGTGCCAGCATCATTGACCATAAAATGGTATGATCACACGCAGACAAGCAATGTGCCCTTTAGTGCGGTCAAATTAGGCTTTATAGCCCCTACTCAAGTTGAAGTCATTGGCGGTGAACTTATCGGCCACGACTCGTCACGACATACATTGACTGGTTCAGATTTATTGAATATGGACAGTGTTGACTTTGACGTTGTTGGTGCCGCCCTTTGGGACTTTGAATTACGCATATTCAACAATTTAGTTGACGCGCATTTTGTAAATGAGACTGTAGGCCAAAGCATGGCTACACTTTATCCCGCCGCTGCACGCAACGTCGGTTATACTGTAGCTGACATTAATACTCGTCTTGACGACTGGTACAATCGTTGGGCAGTGCGCAACTTTGTCACAGACATTGATACTGTGGATTATGACGCTGCAGATGAATTTACTTGGAACTACTCATCAGTCGGACCAAACCTTGGTAGCTGGCGTTCACTTTATGTGTTTACATTCGGCACGGATCGCCCTGACACCCACCCATGGGAAATGTTGGGTCATAATGTTAAACCGTCATGGTGGGACACGCATTACAGTTGGACTACAGGAGCCAAGCGTAACTCACTCGAACAAGCTGTGCAATATGGTATTACTGGCAATAAATTTGGCCCATCTAAGGTTGACCTCCGGTATGCGCACCCAACCTTTGACAAATACACATATGATATAGTTTCTGGCGACGGCAATGACACCCTATTTGGCCCTGTCACGGCAGGTGTTGTGCCTGCTCCATCCAGCCTAGACGCAGCCAAAGACTTTGTGTTTGGTGATTGGAGTGAAGTTGAAAATGTTTGGCGTAAGAGTAGCGAATATCCATTCGCCCTCGCCGAGGTACTTCTACAACTCAAGCCATATCGTACACATGGCACATTTTGGCAGTTAGGTCGCTGGGATGTCAGGACCAACGTCACACAAGAACAGTGGATTGACACAGAGACGTGTAATCGTACACATATTTCTGAAATTCATAATGAGTTAATTGCTGACGGTATAATTGATCACATTTCTGTGGTAAATGGCGGCGAGAACTATGATTCACTTGATATCGAATTCAAAGCAGACAAAATCTGCTACAGAAACGCTACGGCTATTGCGTATACTGACGGTAATGCGGTCACAAGTGTGGCTGTCACTAATCCTGGTCGCGGTTTCGAAAATGATCCTACTACCGTGCATGCAAGCTCTGGCACAGGTGTTGAACTTGAATTCATTCTTGACTTTGCCCACACGGTAACTCGACTAGGTTTCAACACACTACCAGCCGAAGAATATGCAGTGAACAGTGAAAATACTAATGCACTATCAACGGCGTTGACCAATTTAGAAATTAACTACATGCTGCACGTAGGTGGATATACTGACAAGCGTATTCTACAAATTGAAGTTGACGGTAATTATAACAGTGGGTTAATCCGTATTCCAGAAAGTAGCTATGATATTTTAATTGATCGCAATGCACCTACTAATGTTCTATTTTACTCTGGTGTAAAAATTGAAAAGATTACATCAGGCGGTTACCGTGTCAGTGGATACGACTTGGATAGTAAATTCTTTAATTTCCTTCGTCCATCTAATTCTGGCAAGCAAGTAGCAGTTGATATTGGTAATACAGAAGTGACCAAGCACTTTAATTGGCACAATGAAATAATCCGCGTCCCATATAACACAATTATATCTAAACGTCAAGAGCTTTATCAGTTCTTACTTGGCATGGGCAAATATTATGAGACGTTAGGGTTTGACGTATACAATCGCTGGGAAGTAGAGGCATATAGCGCAATTATATGGTCACTCGACAGCAACAGCATTGACCCACACCATGTAAATGGCATCGATACTACCCTTACGTATAAGCAAGGCACGCACGGAGTTGTGCAAACTGTTGACGTCAATTATGACGGTGTGTCAAACGTGTTAGATGCTGATTTCAAAAACATACGTCGCACGGAATTATTAGTGTTGCGCAATAATGACAGCACAGAGTACAGTCTGAAATCTGATACAGACCGAATTTGTGGTCTCGGCGTCCGTGTAGTGGAATTTGAACATATTATTGTATTGAACAATACAACGGTATTCAACGATCCAATTTACCAACCAGAAATTGGAATTGGTCTGAACCGTGTACATCTTGTTGGTGAGCGAACTCGCAACTGGAATGGCCGCGTAGAGGCTCCTGGTTACCTAGTGCAAGACAGTGGTCTAGTGCTCAACCTAGAGAGCAGCGTACATGAACTTGAAACAGAATCTGTAACGTCGGAAAGCAAAGCGCTTGAACGACTAACACGCCAGACAATCGGGTACAACGTGGGTTACACCAAGCCAACATACATGTCAAATATGTTTGTCAACGACAACTCTGCGTATCGCTTTGAAAAGGGTGTCCGTGAGTACAAAGGCACTGCCATTGCAATCCAAGCAATGACTCGTAACAAGAACATATTTGGTAGCAGCTTTGAGCATGAAATTTACGAAGAATGGATGGTTAGATTAGGTGACTTTGGTGACGTATCTGAGCGCAATCCAGTTCAGTTTGCAGTGCAACCGGATAAAATTAAATCTGATCCACAGCATTTCCGTATAAACAATGTGTTTACTAGTGACAAGAGCGAAGACCTGATCATTGACTTGCACAAAGGATCAGCAGATTCTATTAGTGGCAATTACGAATCACCATTCTCAACATATGATACCTTGCGTCTAGACAATACCAGCATATCAGCCCTTGAGCAATACCAACCGTTTATGCGCGACGCCGGACTACCATTGATTGACGAAATTGACTATTATCTGGGGTCAGTAGATGATGTCGGCACTGTATATGACCCAACCGAAGAATATGCGTTGATCCCCAACTGGTCAGATACTACAGCCTATGTAAAAGGTGATCGTATCCGTCGCTACGGTAATGTGTATAGATTAGCAGTGGATACTACAGGCCTGACTGATGTCGAAGCGGATGTCGTCATTCGCGGCACACAACAATACCCACAGGTGGCAAACGGACAAACATTTATTGCTAACGGCACCACAGTGTTGTTTGACAAGAAAAACACATCTATTTCATATGACCCGATTATTGTAAATGGTTCTGCTATTTCCCCCACAGTTCCTAGTGGTTCAACTATGCCATTAAATGGTGTGAGTGTTAACTTTATTAAAACTGCGCAACAAACGACATATAGTGATATTGTGTTGGACGGCAATGTAACTAACCCATTAATCACCAATGAAAACGGAAAGGTGTTTACTGTTTATTATGCAAACACATCCGCTGCGTCATTGACCTCAATTAACGTGCCATTTGATGAGCTTAAAACTACAATGATTATGCAGCAAATATGGCGGGACGCACTGTTGGCAGCAGGTGCCACCAATACAGCAAATGCTAGAATTGTCGCACTAGAGGAATTACGCAATGACTATATCACTGGCGCAGGTAACACTGTAAGCGCGTGGGAAACATTCATTAGTGATTACTATGACTTGGCCCCTAACCCTGACTTATATGTTAATCCAGAATACATGGGTATTCAAGTTGCTGCCAATTTAGGCGCAGCATGGGAAATTGCTGCTCGCGCTCTAATCCAAATAGACTTGGACTTGCTGACGGAACTAGGAGCAACACACACTGAAACTGAGACAACAATAGTTTCTGGTCGTGGGTCATTCAATAATGCAGTCACATTCGACGCAGACATGTCTACGGTCAATACCCTATTAGACTTTGGTAATACCGCCACTGACGCAAACGAAAATCTACAAGCGTTCCGTGACTATGTGATCTCAAATGGCAGCACCACAATAACCACCGGACAATCAATTACAGTGCCACACCCGACTGATTATGTAATTGACGATCTCGCAGCAATCGAAACTAAGATTTCGGATGCGTTGACACTGGCATCCGCGCCAGCAACCATCACGGTGTCAGTTGTTGGTGATATAATCACATTATCACGAACAAGCAATGACGTTGGCTTTCGCCTCGGCGCGTCAACCTTTGGGGAATTGGGCTTCCTTTCTATTGATAACGATGTAGAATCCTCCGGCACCATCACTACTGCTCCGGCTGACCTGACTCTTGCTGAGGCCGTCCTAGCAGTCAATAACGCTGGAATCGCAGGTGTCGCGGCACAATCAGCAAACAATCGCATGCGTATCACGTGTAACACCGAACAACTTGTAATTGGTGCTGGATCAGGTACCAATGCCCTTGGTTTCAATCTGGGACTGATCAACGCGACAACTAATACAACTACAGTGCCAGTTGATCTTGCTATCGGTGATATTGTCACCCAAATCAACGCAGCACCAATTACAAACCTGATAGCTACCCAAGTTGAGGGCGCGTTGATCTTGACATATACGGGAACTTCTCTGGTTATTGGTGACGGCACAGCCAACACAGAAATAGGCATAATCGCAAACACATATACAGGATTTACGTCTGAAAATCAAAACACATTCTTAGTCACAGATTGGGAAATTGTGCAAGACCCAGCACACTTTAATGTATGGACAATCGATAACATCGGCAGTAATCCGCGCACGTTGATCACAACGACCAATCGTTACGACGTATTACAAACATTGGATTTTAGAATTGGTGTACTTGAAATATGTGCAGGTGATGAATCAGGGGACGACGCCCTTATTAAATGTGATGCAATTACCACGCTAGCTGTAGGTGAATATGTATTGATTATCAATTCGACGTGTATTCCCAGTATAGACGGTATTCACCAAGTAACCCGTTTAATGGGCACCGCAGGATTCTTCATTGATCAATATATTGAGCAAAAGGGCTTTACTGGCAAAGTATTGCCGTTGCGTAGCGTGCGTTTCCCCAACACAACTGTTGCAAACGCCGCCATGCTTGACACTAACTATATCCAAGATGGACTGGGCTTGCGATCAGGTGATTATGTGTATGTAGATGAGCGTCTGGACACAAATGCTAATAGTCTAGGACACGGTGCCGTATACACGGTGCAACGTAGCGTCAGTGGTGCCGCATTGGTTCATCTACGTGATGAGACGGGCAAAACCGATAACTCGCAAATTAAAAACGGCACACTTTACAATAACATAACTGGCGAAACTGTAATTAATTTTGAGGTATATGACCCACTAAAAGGCATTATCCCTGGCGTCGCAGGCCGCGAGATTGATATCCGCAGTGATGCCGACTTTGCATACTATAATAACTCTACCGATCCTGTCCTAGAGCTACGTGAGAAAAATGCATGGGGCGCTTCACAGGTTGGAAAAGTATGGTGGGACTTGAGTAATGCAATCTATTTAAATTATGACCAGCATACAACAGAGTATCGACAAACACATTGGGGCGAACTATTCCCCACTGCTACTATTGATGTGTATGAATGGACCAAGAGTCCGGTCACGCCAGATGCATACCAAGATGCTGTAAATTCGGGAATTATTATTGACGGCAATGAACTCACTGGGGTGGCATACGCTATTATAGACCAATTTGGTGAAGCACAATATAATTGGTGTGAATCTGCTGAGGTAAATATCAACACCAACCAAATCGACATTTACTTTTATTTCTGGGTTAGCCGTAAAACGACAACTCCGACGATTGCCAGAGAATATAGTATCTTGCAAATAGCTGCGGTTATTGGCGATCCAACCACACAACAAGTCGACTGGATTGCAGCCACTAGTGCAAATACTGTACTGGTCAGCAGTCTCACACGTTCTGTTGTTCATGACAATCTGGTTATGCAGATTAATTTCGACAAAGGCGACGCAAATTATCATCAGGAATTTGCGTTACTGGCTGAAAATGATCCGGCGTTGGTTATCCCAGAATGGCTGCATATTAGTCTGCGTGACAGTCTTGCAGGGTTTACCCAACAGACTGAAACTGTGAACTACACTCAGTGGGGGTCTGTTCCGTCTTACACACCCGGCGATGTAGTTCTCAGTTTAGCTGGCAACTATTTCCGCAATCATATTGCGTCAACTAATAATGACCCCGACGCTGATACAGATAATAATCATTGGATATTGTTGGAGTTTAACGAAAATAATCCGGATGGTGTATATACGGGCAATGATACAGTGAGCGTAAATATTCCGCGAAGTATACCTGATCTTAACTTACATCCATCTGTGCGATATGGCGTAGAAACCCGCCCACATCAGACATGGTTTGTCAATATAAGCAATGCCCGTAAAGCAGTGGTTGAAAAGATCAATAGCCAATTCATTGCCATTAATTTGGTTGACAGTGATATACCATGGAGCGAAGAATTTGAACGCATATTTACTGTCGGCAGCGTCGATTATGATATTACACAATATTGGAATTTTTATGATTGGTCAATTGCAGGCTATGTGTTTGACTCAACAGTAGGTGATTATTTTGTCGAACATGTATCAGACTTGGCCGCATTGACTCCAACAACTGATCAAATAGCACAAGTTGAACGAAGCAACGACTTAGATGGTCGCCCCCGTCGCAGTGCATGGCAATATTCAGATGGCACATGGTCACTTGTTTACAAAGAAAAGGCTACTATTCAATTCAATTCTCTGTTATGGAATCATACATCTGGTCAAGCAGGTTGGGATACTATTGGTTGGGATACTGCGGAATGGGACAGAAGTGCCAGTGCCGTTATGGTAGAAATTTTCAATAGTTTCTACACCAGTATTTGGACACAAGAATATCGTGGCTTGTATGCTGACATTTGGTTCTACATGGCCAAGCATGTGTTAGGCGAACAGAATGAAGTAGACTGGATATTCAAAACTAGCTATTTTAAATTGATTGTCGAAGATAAACTTGAAAAGCAATATAACAAGTATTTCACAGAACATACTGACGACTTCTTTGACTTTGTTAACACAATTAAGCCATTCCATAGTAAACTACGTGATGGCATTGTGCGCAAACTTGCAGACGAGACTTATGACGCTATTGCACTTGATACTGCGGAAATTCGTGTACAGACTAATCCATCTGGCTCCACAATAGATGAGATATCAACTCGCTCATTCCGAATTCATGTTGGCACAGATAGGTCTAACTATGCAAGTCAAATTGTAGACTCAAACAAAATGCTACTAGGAAGTAACATCAGTCCAACCAGTACATTCATACCATACCTTAAAATTGGCGACGGTACAATCGCAAATAGTGGTGCAATTTGGATTAATGGCGAACGTATTGAATTTACTGGAAAAACTGTGTTCGGTACAGCGCCTATTGTCAGTGGATTCAGTACAGGTTTCAGTGACGGCTTTAACGGTCTAGAAATGCTAACAGGCGTAACGCGCGGCACACAAGGAACATTTGCACGTAGTCATAGCTTTGCTGATATCATCGAAGATGAAACAACCCATGAATTAACTGAAAATACGACCTTGAATAATTATGGTGGCTTTACCGATGGTGTCGGAACAAACCTAAGCCCAGCTTGGAATGAACTCGGCAACAGTCTGCTCGACGGAAGTAACGCAAGTCCTAACGCAATTGCAATTCGCGCAGACGGGTTTGGCACAATTGATCCATACGGCAATATACAGCATGCGCAATGGTTTGCACGACAAGAAACAACAGAAACAATTGCATTATTTCAACTAGAACTGCAAGAATTATTCGATCTAATGGCAGCAGAATGGACATGATGTGTCGGTAATACTGATAAATAATATGAACGCATAGGATAAAGAAATGGCAGTAAACACACTTAATCAGCTACTTACATTGCTTGATTTGGCTGACCAAGATGTAACAATTCTTGGCGCGATATCGAATGACTCCGCAACTGCTACTGGCAGCGGCAATGGACCAGGATTGGTGACAACGCGCAATGGCGACAATGTTAAAAACGTTCAAAAGGTTATTGCTGACATTAACAATGGCATCACAACTGGCATCCGCACGGAAATTCAATATGATGGTGTCACTCTTCTTGACCATGCGGCAGCATTAAATTTCAATGGCAACTCTATGACTGTCCAAGACATCGGCGGCGTTGCAACCATCACCATTAATAGTGAAATTACTATAGCAGGCACGCCAGTCACCAATCAAATTGGTATTTGGACAGATGGTGTTACACTTGAAGGCAACGCAGGCCTTACATGGGATGGATCAGAGCTTACGGTGACTGGCACGGTTAATGGCCGTGATATTGCAGTAGATGGCACAGCACTTGACAATATTGTCGCATCAGCTTTGATATCGGCTGATAACCTTTCAGATTTGGACAATTTGGCAACGGCAAAAACCAACCTAGGGATTGATGTAGCAGAAGCTAGTGTTGCATCTGCTACGACAGCCGACTTAGGTGCAGAAACTGCCGACAATGTGTTAATCACTGGTACGACACCTATAATCTCATTTGGCCCTGCGGCGGCAGGTATTACTCGTAAAGGGCGTTTCACAGACGCACTAACCCTCACATATAATGCTGTATCACTGATCTTGCCAGGTTTGACAGATATCACCACATCTGCCAACAGCACATTTGAAGCCCTAAGTCTTGGTGGGGGTAACTGGATCGTTACCAAATATCAAAAAGCAAATGGACTGGGGTTAGATTCGTGGCTCCTCACATCTGCTAATTACACAGCTTCTACTGGTGAAAAGATTGCAGCCAACATGTCAGGATCAGCATGGACACTAACACTTCCTGCAAGCCCTAGTGCAGGCTCTTATGTTCATCTAATACTAATTGAAGGTGACGCGTCAATTAACAATCTCACAGTCAATGGCAATGGTAACACTGTCCAAGGGGATGCGACGTTAATTGTAGACGTCAATACTCTGCCACTAGCCCTATCGTTTATTTACAATTTAACTGAATGGAACATTATATAATGTCAACACTTACATCTTTAATTAACGCTGCAATCCCCGCTGCTGGCGGATCGACGCCAAAGGTATTCTTTAACGGCGCATTAACGTCTACAGACCTCACCGGATTAGACACGTGGACGTTGTTCACTAACGACGCAAAAACTACAGCAGTCATTGAGGCGGTCCAAGTAGATGGCACTATTGGTCCATTTAATGCAGATGGAGCTACCGTTGCCGGAAATTTCATCAACGACAGTGTCGTGATTGGTGCAACAAGCAATTTGGAAGGCAGTGAAATTACTGCACCAAGTACAACGTTGACCGTCAAACTTAGCGTGCCTCTCGAACTCACAGATTTTAATTACTACGAGCAAGGGGGTAAAGATACTATAATTAATAGCACCACATCTATCTATTATGCTACAAAAAGTGATCTTACTATCACGTCGCCATCCTATTATGCAATCAACCAAACTGAAGAACAACTGATTGTCAAATACTTTGATGCGCTCTATGATGGTGTAAAGACGGAAACAAGTGGTGAACAAACTGTACCAACTATGAATGAACCTCGCTGGTATTATGCCACAGATAATGATGCTTATTATTTCTATTCAACTGGCGATTCCCTCACGTATCTATATCATGCCAGCGTCGGCGCAGGCGTGGTGGGATCATGGTCTACGATTTCTACTACCAATTACGCTTACATGGCACTGGATATAGAAAAGAAAAAGGTGTTCTACACCCATTCAAGCAACATTTACGAATGGGACCTAGTCACTGATACGGGAACCACACTTAAAACAGGTGGCGTAACTGCCACCAGCACCAACACTACAGCAGGTGCAGCAAACGGAGTGTTTTTCTATGGAGTTAGTACTAGTAATGAAACAAACCTATACTATTACGATACTAATACCAGTGAATATGGGGTCGTACCTGTCCCAACTCAATTTCAATTGGGCACCGACCCACACTGCGGTGTGTGCTACAATCCCGATGAAAACAAGTTTTATGTGTCTATTGGATACAACACGGCTTCCTATATATACGCTATCGACTGGACAACTAAAGTAGCTGTCTATCTAGGCCCCTCGTCCGTAGTATATCCTAATAATTTAACCAGCATGTATGCTATGCTAGGGAACGATCAAGGGGAGATGTTCATACACTCAAATACTGCAAACTTACAGATTATCAAATTTGCGAACAACGTCGCAACCGTACAAGAGGAAATTGCCTCGATAAATGGCCAAGCCAATCCTAACTCGAATAGTGCATGGTATCGTGAATTCGTCGTTACCGCGCCACAGACTGTAACCCTCGCGGTTGAAGATTACGATGTTAATTTCAAGTGCAAAGTATCCGGCACAGAATACAGGAGCGTATAATATGTTAAGAAGCAGAAGTGCAAATTCTGGGTTGGCGGCACCAGGTCAAGCCCAAGGCCAAGTGACACTAGTACCGGATGATTCAGTTAATATCATTGGTTCTGTAATCAGTAACTCTGCCCGAAATAACGTATATTCAACAGGTGAATGGTCTAGCACTGGTCCTTGGACAACTTATTACCACTCTTGGCAGGATGCCAATTCAATCACTCAAGGTTTTAATATGTTTATGGGTGATGGTCATCCTGATGGTACTTCACAATTTATGTATGTAAACGATGGTGAAAACGCAATGACCCGTAACAGGGAATATGCGCATGGCTACCGTCTTGGTAATATGTATAAAGACTATTTTTATTATGACAACATTACTTCCAATTACGGTGGTGTTTCTTGGAGATGTACCCCTGTTCGTAACACTACAGGTGCGCAAATTACCAGAACTCTAAACACCTATTTGTCAGCTGTGGATAGTACTTACGGTGGTAGTGCTATTGCAGTTTATACCCCGAACTCTAATACATATGCAACCACGACAGGTGGTGCATGGACAACGCCATGGTCTGGCGGTTCCGGCACGAACGCAGCAACGTATAACGGTAGCATAACCATTCCAGCTAACACTACTGTTCTTGTTTTTACAACCAGCTGTCATCGGTATAATACCACGTATAGGTTTAAAGACAGCAACATGTTATATAACCTTGCCACGTTTTTTGACGGTGATCTGCTATGTGATCTACGAATGTTAGAAACAGTAGCCACAGCCAGACTTGAAGGCGCGACTTACACAAACGCTGTACCACATAAATTATATACTGTATGTGCAGCTTTACAGGGAGACAGATAATTATGAACTTTCCAGATGAAACACACCTACCTCATATTCAGTCGCAGATTGTTGACGGTGTTAAACGCGACACTTGTGATGAAATTCTTGCTGCCTACAGTATCTCTGATCAGCTAAATGCAACAGGTACTGAAAAGACCGCAATGCAAACCGCAATTGGTGAAATGATTTCTGAGGGGAAGGCAAAGCAGGATGCTGTTCTCGCAGCTACTACTTTTGCAGAACTTAACGAAATTGTTCCAATGAACGAAGAATAAATACCATAAGACATAAGGAAAGTCAATGACTGAAACAAATAGAGACACCCTTAAAGGGGACATTGCAACCAACTTACCCGATAACTCGACAGGTGAAATTTCACCCGCTGATATCCGCAATGAATTAGTTAAATTGACAGATAGTGTACCGTTTAAATATACATCGCAAACAATTCCACCAGTTGCAGACGACGATATTAATGGCACTGCTGGTAATGGGTCATTTGGAATTGGCGACTCTTGGGTAGATGGTGCTTCTGGCATTATTTACATTTGTGCTGACAATACAGCTAACGCTGCAATTTGGCAAATATCAGCCACTAACTTTGCCGTTATTGGTGATGGTGACGCTGCAATTAATCAAATTGCAATTTGGCAAGATGATTCAGTTGTAGTCGGCACGTCAGACTTTACATATGCTGCTGGTGTATTGGACGTAGAAGGAACAGTTGCAGCAACAGATTTTACAGGTGACGGCTCAGCATTAACTGGCGTTGCATCAAGCGCACAAGGTGCGTTGGCCGATACAGCTACCCAACCAGAAGACTTGGGCACGTCCGCAGTCGAAGATGTAGGCTATTTTGCAACCGCAGCACAAGGTGCGTTGGCCGATACAGCCACTCAGCCAGAAGATTTGGGCACAGCTGCAGTCGAAGATGTAGGCTATTTTGCAACCGCAGCACAAGGCGGAACAGCCGACACAGCATTACAGCCTACAGGAGATGGAACACAGCTTACAGGTATCAGTTCTGCTCAAATCGGCTTAGGTAATGTAGATAATACTGCTGATACGACCAAACCTGTGTCTACTGATCAACAAACTGCACTTGATTTAAAAGAGGATGCAGATGCAACAATATCCAAAACAGGTGTAGCTGAGATAAGAAGTGCTTCTATTGATATGAATGATAACGTACTACAGGGTGCAGAAATTAAGGACTATGCAGAAACTGTAGTTGCAATGGCTGCTAGTGATATTGATTTGTCTGCTGGTAACGTACATACTATCGCAATCAGCGCGTCTGTGACACTTACATTCTCTAACCCACCAGTATCAGGCAAAGCTGGCGCATTCACATTGATTTGTACTATGAGTGGCGCACCAGTAATTACATGGCCTGCTAGCGTGGCATGGCCCGCAGCCACCGCTCCTACGCTAAGTACATCAGGCAAAGATATATTCAGTTTTTTGACTACTGACGGCGGCTCAACTTGGTATGGATTTGCGGCTGGATTAGGGTTAGCGTAATGATTGGTAATAAATTAAGATTTGGCGGCGGCGTCGTCGGGTTGTACAACTTTACCTCACATACCTTCACAACCTTAGGCTCACAGGGTAAAAGTGGGCCTACTTCTGTAGCCGGATATTCGGGGTCAGACGTAGACGGATACGTTTCCCTCTCAGCAGGACGACAATTATGGGTGGTTCCTATGACAGGGAATTACAGAGTAACCGTCGCAGGTGCCCAAGGCGGTGTTGGCGGCGGCTCCGCTGCCACCTATTATGGCGGTGGTGGTGGCGTAATACGTGCGACACTCAGTTTGGTCGAAGGAGAGACGCTCTACTTATTAGTCGGACAGAGAGGAGGCAGCGTTTGTGCGGCAAGAGCAGCAGGCGGCGGCGGAGCTTCTGTTGTGGCAAATGCACAATACTCTAATGTGCGCATGGTTGCTGGCGGCGGCTCCGCAGGCGGGGGCAATACCAACCCACGTAATGGCATAGATGCGTTGACTTGGAACGGCAGCAATAGTGGGGCTGGTGGCGGTGGCGGCGGCAACGGCGGCGGCGGCGGGGGCGGCGGCGCGTATAGCAATGCATCCGGGACAACAGCCGACACCCCTGATCTCAACGGTATAGGATACCAATCAACAATGTTAGGCGGCTTCGGCGGCAGTTGTGCTGCTTCTAGGGACGCCTCCTGTGGATTATACGTAGAATCAAGTGGTTCTCTTGATTTTGGCGGCTTCGGCGGTGGCGGCGGCGGCGAGTGGTGTAGCTCAGGCGGTATCGGCGCAGGTGGAGGGTTTACAGGTGGTAACGGTAACGCCACCAGCGACGCCTCGGCGGCTCTCACGGCATCAACGTCATACATAGAACCGTCAGCAACTACTACGACAGCCTTAACTACTAATAGGTCCACCACATTATCATTAGGTAGTAGCCTAAACGGGTATATAATCATAGAAGTAATCTAGGAAGAATTTTTATAATGTACATAAACAAATTAACAGGTGTCGTGTCATCCTCAGTGTCAATCACTAACATATCGTTGCCCAAGGATATAAGTCCAGCTACCTTAGAGGAACTAGGTTATGCGAAGATCATCCTTACAGTTAGGCCTGATTACAAAGTAGGCAGGGTAATTACTGAGACCGTCGTAGAAGTGGCAGGATCATATACCCAGCAGTGGATTATTGATGACTCTCTAGTTGATGATGCTTCTGTTTTGCGGCATGAAAGAGATTTAATGTTAAGTCAATCAGACCACACCCAGGCCACTGATACAACACAAACAGTAACTGATAAAGAAGCTTGGGCAGTATACAGACAAGAACTTAGAGACTTACCTGCTACCTATGCAAGTAATCCTGCAGAGGTTGTATGGCCTACGTCTCCTAGTGTTATCCTTGATGCTCCTGCTAAACCATAATGGCTCCAACATTTAAAATAGGCTAAATAATAGTAACAAGGAAATTAAATGGCAGAAACAAATAGAACCACCCTTAAAGGGACAATTGCAACCAACTTACCCGACAATACGTCTAATCAAATTTCTGCCGCCGATATCCGCAATGAATTGATTAGCTTGGCAGACAGTGTCCCATTTAGATATACATCACAAACAATTCCACCAGTTGCAGGCGATGACATCAATGGCACGGCTGGCAATGGGTCATTTGGAATTGGCGACTCTTGGGTAGATGGTGCTTCTGGTATTATTTACATTTGCGCAAGCAATGCAGCATCAAATGCAATTTGGCAAATATCAGCCACTAACTTTGCCGTTATTGGTGATGGTGATGCTGCAATTAATCAAATTGCAATTTGGCAAGATGATTCAGTTGTAGTCGGTACGTCAGATTTTACATACGCTGCTGGTGTACTGAGCGTAACAGGCACCGTGGCCGCAACAGATTTTACAGGCGATGGTTCTGCATTAACTGGGTTTGCGACAGTTGCTACTACAGGCGACTATGTTGATCTTATAAATTTACCAACACTTGGTACTGTTGCTACTACAGGTGATTATGTTGATCTTATAAATTTACCAACACTTGGTACCGTTGCTACTACAGGTGATTATGTTGATCTTATAAATTTACCAACACTTGGTACTGTTGCAGTTCTAGATACGACTGATGTGTTAATTGTTACAAACAACCTTTCGGAATTGACCAATCCAGCAATAGCAAAAAACAACCTAGGTATTGACATAGCTGAAGCTAGTGTTGCATCTGCTACGACAACCGATCTAGGAGCAGTCGCGTCAGACAATATGTTGATTACTGGCACGACTACTATCGCCTCATTTGGCACAGCAGCGGCTGGCGTCACTCGCAAGGGTCGTTTTGGCGACACACTAACACTCACATATAACGCAACCAGTATGATCTTGCCAGGCGTAGCAGATATCACCACATCTGCCAATAGCACATTTGAAGCATTATCTCTCGGAGCAGGCAACTGGATTGTTACCAAGTACCAAAAAACAGACGGCACAGCTGTAATCGGCAGTGCTGGAAGTGCTGGCGGCACTGCCTACACTACAACAAAAACTGCTAACTACACTGCTGTGACAAACGAAGGTGTGTTGACTGATACGTCTGGCGGCACATTTACTGTGACATTACCTGCATCACCGACAAACGGCATGCAGGTAATAATTGCTGACGTGAGCAATTCATGGGGCGCGAACAACCTTATTATAGGGCGTAATCTCAGCAATATTGCCGATGCCTCGGAAGACTTTATTTGTGATATCAACGGGGCTTCGGTCCAGTTTGTTTACAATGCATCTGCACCAGCATCTTGGGAAGTGTTTTCTCAGGTTGGCGGTAGTGGCGGCACTGCAGTCACGTTGGATGGCGTGCAGACACTCACAAATAAGACGTTAACTGCACCTGCCCTTGGCACGCCTGTAAGTGGCACATTAACCAATGTCACTGGGCTACCTCCTGCTGGTGTGGTTGGTACTGCGGTCACATTGGATGGCGTACAGACACTCACAAATAAGACGATTAACGATCTAGCAGAAGTAAGCATTGTTTCCGCCGCAACAGTAAATATTGGAGGGGTAGCATCAAACAATGTGTTGATTACTGGGGTGACGGACATCACCTCGTTTGGCACAGCAGCGGCAGGTGTCACCCGCAAGGGACGCTTTGACGGTGTGTTAACACTCACATATAACGCAACCACTATGATCTTGCCAGGTGTAGCAGATATTACTACGTCTGCCAACAGCACGTTCGAGGCATTATCTCTGGGCGCTGGCAATTGGATTGTCACTAAGTATCAGAAAGCTGATGGCACTGCTGTAATTGGGCTTGCCGATGCAAACGGCGACGTGCTCTTTTCGGAAGAATTAACAGCTACAAGTTATAATGAAACTCATGTCGCAGTAACGTCCTCGGCTAATGCCACAACTATCGACTGTGAGACAGGTAACACGTTCAGTCATATACTGACTGAAAACACCACGATCACGTTCAGCAATCCTCCTGCATCGGGTACGTCCTACACAATGTCGGTAGAACTTATTCAGGACGTTTCTGCAACTGGTTTCAGTGTGACATGGCCTGCATCTATTGACTTCCCATCTGCAACAGCCCCCACATTAACAGCTACCGCCAGCGCAGTTGATGTATTCGTATTCACTACTCGTGATGGTGGAACCACATGGTACGGCTTTACTGCCGGACAAGCATTAGCGTAAGGAGCGTAAATAATGGCTACTAAAAAGAAAATGTTACAGGCTGCGGCGGGCAATGCTGGCGGTGGTACAATTGAACCCGTTGGCGTAGACTTCGATGGTGGGTTTGATCGGCTGTCTCGCGCAAGTGACCTCGTGGGAAATGTGGACGGCAAAGAAGGGACCGCTGCCTTCTGGATATACGCTAACTCGGCAGCTTCTAACGACATGATATTGTCGGCGGGAGGGACAAGTTCATCGAGGGGAATTAAGGTTGCTATGTCAACAGGCGGCGGATCGCTTAATGGCATATCCTTTCAATTCTTTAATACTTCGGACTCTCAAATCGCTTTTTGCGACACCATAAGTGTAAGTAAACAAACTTGGATACACATTTTAGCCTCATGGGACTTGGCCGCTGGAGTGTTTAAAATTTATGTGGATGATGTTGAGGCACAAAGATCACCAAGCCTCTCAAACGCTAACATAAATTACACCAACACAGCGTGGGGGATAGCCAATTTAAACTCTACTCTAACACTGGACGGTCGCCTCGCAGGTGTCTACCTCGATTACACCTACCGTGATCTATCCGTAGAAGCTAACCGCCGCGACTTCATTGATGCTGATGGTCTATACGTCACCCCGCCAACCAGCGGCATCATTAGCGTCCCTATGGACGATCCTGCCGATCCGGGTCGCAACGATGGTACAGGTGGTGACTTCACGCTTAACGGCACGGTTGCTCGTAGTGGTCGTGGGCCTGACCAGTATAATGTTGCGGCTAGTACGTTTGATGGGGGTGCTGATTATATGGAGAACACCAGCATATCTACCCCTACAACCAAAGAATTTACATTTTCTGCTTTTATTAAGCTAAACGCAAACAATAATGGATACCTGTTTACCAAGGCCCAGTATTCAAATGGAGTTGTAAACCCATTCGAGCTTTACTATTCAGGGTCAAACATTCGGATAAGGGCAGCCACTGATGTGGGTGGCACAGTTACCGCCAACTACACCATCCCCTCGTCAGACTTGCCACTAGGTAAGTATGTAAGCGTGCAGATTTCCTTTGACCTTACTTCCACGTCTAATCGGTATGTACTTGTTAATGGGAATGATGCTGGCGGAAGCTGGACTACATACTCAAATACTCAAACAGTGGCGGGTAATCGCGCATGTGTAGGAGGTTCATACAGTTCTACTTTTGGTTTTGATGGTGATATATCAGATTTATACTTCGACACCTCCTACATCGACCTAGCCACATACAACCCCTTCTACGACGCTGGCACCAACAAACCCAAGTACCTCGGTGCGTCCGGTGAACTACCTACAGGCTCAAGCCCTCTGATCTACCTGCCGCTACGTGCAGATGACGCAGGGAATAACTTAGGTACAGGTGGTGACTTCACGGTAAACTCAGGGCCTTATGTTGGTGCTAGGGGTGCGAGTGAGTTCTTGGCTAGGAGCGCTGAGTTTGATGGGAGTACGGGTTATCTGAGCCGAGCAGCCCTTACGGGAGCAGCAGATAGCAAGACTTTTAGCCTAGTTGTTGCTTTTAAGCCTACCACTTCAGCTACAAAGTGGTTGCTACGCTTCGAGGACTCTGGGTTCCAGATACAATTAGGGCTTTACATAGACACAGCCAGTTCTACCCTAATAGTAACGGGCTTGGATGGTGCAACTGCTACGTTTGATGCTAGACTGAACTCCTCTTGGACCTTGAACAACACAACCATTGCGTTCTTATCTGTAGACCTTGACAGCACATCCCGCCGATACTTTCAAACACTAACCGTCGGCTCACCAAGTTGGGAAAGATATATTGCCAACGATTTAGGGTTTTCTGGTATTGTAGACAGTAAAATAGGGCGTGGATACACGTCTGGCACTACGTGGGACGGGGACATAGGCTCCTTGTACCTTACCACAGATTACATAGACTTTAATCAAGAAGCCAATCGCCTCAAGTTCGTGGATGGCCTCGGCTACCCAGTAGACCTTCAACCTGCCATTGATGCGGGTGATATTCCCACCCCCTTAATTCACATGAAGTTCGATGACACCTCGGCCCTTGGGACTAACTCAGGTAGCGGCGGTGATTTCACAGTTAATGGCACAGTAACCGCTGGCCCAGACGTAAAAGGATAATGACTATGTATGCTAAAATCACAAATGGACTGGTAGATCAGTTCCCATATTCCGTTTCTAAACTAAAGCGGGACAACCCTCTCACTTCATACCCAAGCCCTATGAGCACGCCGCAAATGGCCAACGCTGGCCTATATTTTGTGAAGGGTCTATCGGCACCAGAGATTGGACCTTATGAGGTTGCTTACCACACAGGTGATATTGTCCAAGTCGGTGGCGAGTGGCAACGTGAGTGGGCTATTCAAGATATGTTCGCTGACACCACCGATGAAGACGGGGTGACTACAACAAAAGCAGAGCACGAGGCAGCTTACCAAGCTACACTAGATGCAACTGCTGCCACCGCTATCCGCATTAAACGCACAGGGTTGCTAGCTGACACAGATTGGACACAGCTTGCTGATGCCATGGTCGACGCGACTTCATGGGGAACTTATAGGCAGGCATTACGTGATATTACCACTCATACTTCTTTTCCGTATCTTGCGGAAGAGGACTGGCCCGTTAGACCGTAATAGTCAACTGTCCCATTACTAAATACTAATAACAAGGAAAAGATATGGCAACACTATCAAACATTATCACGCCGACAAACCTCGTCACAGCGACAAGCACAACTACGCTTACGAATAAGACGTTAACTGCGCCTACATTTGACGGTACACCTGATGGCACTGCCACGACGTTTATAGGGGCGGCTGGTGCCTTGATGGATAGCGAGGTAACTAATCTCGCACAGATCAAGGCGTTTGATACGGCTGACTATGCAACAGCAGCACAAGGTACCACAGCGGATAGTGCCCTACAAAGCGGGGACCTCGCGTCGGCTGGCGCGTTGATGGATAGCGAGGTGACTAATCTTGCACAGGTTAAAGCATTTGATACGGCTGACTATGCTACAGCAGCCCAAGGCTCAACGGCTGACACTGCCCTGCAAAGCGGCACCATCGGGTCAACTGTTCAGGGTTACGACGTGGACACGTTAAAGGCGGACACCGCAGACAATCTTACAGCCGCCTTTACAGCCGCCGTCGATGACGACGGGACGCTGACAACAGGAACCTACACACCCACCACCGCTGCAGGGTCTAACTACAAGAAGATTATAAACGGCGGGGCGTTTACGATTGCGCCTCCTGCCCTTGCGACGAACACAGCCACAACGCTTTCCCTGTTTATCGTCAATAATGCCAGTGCGGGGGCAATCACAACAAGCGGCTTCACTATGGTAAATGGTGACGCATTTACAACGACGAACGGAGACGAGTTTCTGTGCAGGATTGAAGTGTTTGACATTGGCGGCACGGAGTTTTCTCTGTTTAATGTGGTGGCAATGCAATGACTTTAATTCTACCACAGATTGGCGGCTGGTATAGTGCTGGTAGCGCTGTTGACGCTATAAATTTCGCATCTGGCCACGGTGGCCTCAAAGACATTACCGCAAGTCAAATGAACTTCGGGTCAGGTCCTTACACTTACGAAACATGGTTCAACACCCCCATTAGCCCCGGTGCCATAAGTTATATGCAGGTTGTGGGGAGCGGTTTCGCTACTAACAGTTCTAGTATATACCTTCAAGGGGCCAGTTACGCATTTTGGTCGAATGGTGCGGAAAGAATTAGTACAGCAAGCTACACTGCTAATTTGTGGACTCACGTCGCGGTTACTGTGCAGAGCAATACAGCAACGATGTGGGTAGGAGGTGCGCAGATTACAACTGGTGGGTCAATCGGCAATGTGACTACTACCGAGCTTTATGTTGGTGCCAATCCCGGCGGAAGCACCCAATATCAAGGCTTGCTGTATAAGCCCAGAGTTTCAAGTGGCGCTAGGTACACCTCAGCCTTTACGCCGGACACGGACTACACTGTTGATGGCACTACGCTTTTCATGCCTGTTGCTGATAGCGCCTCTGGTATTTATGACGCAGCAGGAAATGCTACTTTAGTTGTAGGATCAGGGGTTACTAGAGATTTAACAGGAGCAAAACCATGAAGCTAGCCCACATCAGAAGCGGTGAAATTATCCGCGTATATCCCGACAGCAATGGCCGCGTCCTGCTGGAAAATGGCGACACGGTGTCGCCACCTGTTGCGGGTTACATCAACGGCAATGATCGGATTGTCCCTGTTGAAGAAATGACGGTAGACAACTCAACAACCACACGCACCGCATCTACAAGTGTCGAAACGGTAGAGGATGATCGCGTTCTGCGCACTATGAATATCACAGATATGGCGATTGAGGATATCCGCGCGGGTCTGTCATGCACCAAAATGCAAGGGGTACTCACCCTTGGTGAAGTTATGTGGGGAAGGGTGATTGCTTTTTGTGATGATGATCCTTCTACAACTCTGATACAGAAGGAGATTATTAACAGCTCCGATAATTGGACGCGTAACAGCGAAAACATCCAATTCATTGGGTATTTGATCGGCTTCAACGACGAGCAGATGGACGCCATGTTCACCGCTGCGGCATTGGTCGAAGCATAGCCGCAAAAGAATTTATAATCAGCCACGATTGTGGCATTGTTCTATAAAATAAAGGGCTAAGAATATGTGCACAGACACAACGACAACAACTTACTCGCTGGTTAAGCCGGAAGTCGGCGCATCCGAGGATACGGGGAAATAGTCAACTGTACCGTCGATAAATAACAATAACAAGGAAAAGACATGGCAACACTATCAAACATTATCACACCAACAAACCTCGTCACAGCGACAAGCGCAACTACGCTTACGAATAAGACGTTAACTGCGCCCGCTCTTGGCACGCCTGTAAGTGGCACATTAACCAATGTCACTGGGCTACCTCCTGCTGGTGTGATTGGCACGGCGGTCACATTGGATGATACACAGACACTCACAAATAAGACGTTAACTGCGCCTACATTTGACGGTACACCTGATGGCACTACCACGACGTTTATAGGGGCGGCTGGTGCGTTGATGGACAGCGAGGTAACTAATCTCGCTCAAGTCAAAGCGTTCGATACGACTGACTATGCAACAGCTGCGCAAGGTACGCTTGCAGATGATGCAGCTACCTTGGCGTCACCAACATTCACTGGCACCCCAGCAGCACCAACAGCAACCATAGGAACAGACACAACGCAGGTGGCCACAACGGCCTTTGTGTTAGCAAATGGCAAAGAAATAGCGTCTGAAATCGAAGCCGAGGCTGGCACAGACAACACCAAGGTTATGACACCACTAAGGTCCGCCCAAGCGATTGCGGCGTTGGCGTCATCCGGTCTTGTGGGTGATATCACCTACACCAAACGAAGCACAGTCGCGACTGGTTTCTTGCGAACGGATGGTGCGGTTTACTTGCAATCGGCTTACCCTGCTTTGTTTGCGGTGATAGGTCTTATTCCTAGCTGGGATGAGGCGGTAAAACTTTCAAACCCTTCAAATCTCCCCTCTAGTCTTGTAACCGATGTCGCATGGAGTTCCGATAGCGTTTACTTAGCCGCCACTTGGCAACAATCGCCTTATGTGAATATCTATAAAAGATCAGGCGATACTTTTACAAAACTCACCAACCCTTCAACGCTTCCCCCCAGCTACGCATACGGCGTTTCATTTAGCCCCGATGTCGTTCACATGGTGGTAGGCCACTCTAACTCGCCTTTCGTGTCTATCTATAAACGCTCTGGCGACACGTTCACAAAGTTGGCAAATCCTTCAAGCCTGCCTAGTAACTACGTGCAAGCTACCGAGTTCAGTCGCGAAGGGAACTATTTTGTAGCTTGTTTTGCCTCAAACCCTTTCATAGCCGTCTACAAACGATCTGGTGATACATTTACAAAGTTGTCAAACCCTTCAACGCTTCCGGGCGGGGACGGTTATTGCGCCTCATGGAGCCCGGACGACACTTATCTAGCTTGGGGCGGCAGGGTTTCGCCTTATATAAATATCTACAAACGATCAGGTGACACATTTACAAAGTTAGCAAATCCTTCAAGCCTGCCGACAGATGATGTCAACGGAGTAGAGTTTAGCCCTGACGGTGTTTATCTAGCCGTTTGCGGTGACGCGGCAGCTAATGTCCTAGTGTATAAACGATCAGGGGATACATTTACAAAACTTACCAACCCAGCGGCTGTGAGCGGAAACGCGAATGGTGTTACTTGGAGTCCTGATGGCAGTTACATGATGGTCGCCAGCGGTTCGTCACCTTATATAACTTTTTATGAGAGATCAGGTGATACATTCACAAAGTTGGCAAACCCCGCTTCGCTTCCGGCTGGTTCAGGCTACGGAATAGCGGCCAGCGGCAACAGCCTATACACGGCGTTAGGCCACAACAGCACGCCTTTCCTTTCTATCTACAAAGGGGTTTCCTACGACCCTGACACGGAATTTGAAGTCCCTACAGTTTCATCGGATGACACATCCCCACTAATCAAAGCGGAGTAAGATAATGCGCACAATTTACAGTATAGACAAAGATAGCATGTTCTCTGGTGGGGTTCTTGAGATTGGCCCCAAGGATGGACGACCAAAGGGGTGGGTTACAGCGGAAACGCCACCACCTGACGGGCTTGCACAATGGAACGGTAACGGGTGGACGGTGCTGGATCAAAGGCCACTACCCCCTGACGTTTACCCTGATGTCCAATCCGCACGCGCGGCAATGCTGGGCTTTATCGAACGTCTGACAGATCAAGTCACAAGTCAATATCCAAAAGCGGAAGTAGCGGCGTGGCCTTCCAAAGCGGAAGCGGCGCGGGCTGTTATTGCCGACACTGCGCGGGCCGATCAAGTGGCGTTAATTCAAGACGAAGCCGACATCGTTGGGGCAACCCTTGCAGATCAAGCGGCGGCAATCGTAGTGAAAGCCGTGGTTTTTGAAGCAATCGTCGCGAAGGTTTCGGGCTTGCGTCAATCTACAGACGCGGCGTTGGTCTTGGCGACTACATCGGCAGAACGTGAGGCGGTTCTTGATGCGGCAACTATCCAAGCCACGGACATGGCCACAGCATATGGGCTTATAGTATGAATCATAACTACTCCGAAATCCGTGTCATTGGCTTCAGTATTTCGAGGATATGGAGAAATAGTCAACTGTACCGTCGATAAATAATAGTAACAAGGAAAAGACATGGCAGAAACAAACAGAGAGACCCTTAAAGGGTCCATTACAATCAATCTACCCAACAATACGACTGGTGAAATTACTGCGGGTGATATACGTGATGCGTTGCATGACATTGCGGATAGTGTCCCGTTTAAATACACTTCGCAAGGAATTCCGCCAGTAGCAAACGACGATATTAATGGTACCGCGAGCCATGGATCATTTGCCATTGGCGACCAATGGGTAGACGTTGCTTCGGACATTATTTACATTTGCGCCGATAACACAGCTAATGCTGCAATTTGGCAAATATTAGCTACAAATTTTCCAGTTATTGGTGACGGTGCCGCAGCGATTAATCAAGTAGCAATTTGGCAAAACGATTCATTAATAGAAGGTTCGGCAGATTTTACATTTGCGGCAGGTGTGCTGAATGTATTAGGAACAATTACAACGTCTGCAGACGCCACAATAAATGCTCTTACAATAGGTAATGGTGGAAATAATGATGCATCTAACACAGCCATTGGCCAAGCATCACTAATAGCAAACACTCTTGGTAGCAATAATGCAGCCACAGGCTCACGCACGTTAACTGCGAACACTGAGGGTACCAACAATGTAGCTACTGGGACGCATGCTTTAACTGCAAACACTATTGGCAACTCCAATACAGCTACTGGGGCGTATACATTATCTGCAAACACTACTGGCATTAATAATACAGCTACTGGCAACGATGCATTATTTTTTAACACGACTGGTTCCAAGAATGTAGCTACTGGAAAAGATGCATTATATTCTAACACGACAGGTAACAATAATATAGCAACTGGTGGGGATGCTTTGTATACTAACACGACTGGTATTCAAAATATAGCAACTGGTGGAGATGCATTATTTTTTAACACAACTGGTAACAATAATATAGCAACTGGCTATCAATCATTATATTCTAACACTATTGGCAATAGTAACGTGGCTAATGGCGCGTTTGCATTACGTGAAAACACGACTGGTGGCAATAATGTAGCTAATGGATATAAGTCATTAAATGTGAATACAACTGGCGACAATAATGTGGCTAATGGCGCATTCGCACTATATATTAACACTACTGGTGCAGATAATGTAGCTACTGGCACGAATGCGTTGTATTCTAACACTACTGGTGCGGATAATGTAGCTACTGGCACGAATGCGTTGTATTCTAACACTACTGGTGCCAACAACGTAGCTTCTGGCACGAATGCGTTGTATTCTAACACTACTGGCTCCGGCAACATAGCATTCGGTTCGTTAACTTCCGCCGGAACCTACGCCCCTGTTTTTGACGCGACAACCGAAGACAACAGGCTCGTTGCTGGTCACACCTCCATCACAAACGCCTACGTGCAAGTCGCATGGACTGTTGTATCTGACGAGCGCGACAAGACAGCGTTCGCGCCAGTCCCTCACGGCTTGGACTTTGTAAACGCCCTTAAACCAACTGAATACCAATTCAAGGTTGGTGGTCGCGAAGGCCCCGCTGATGGTATCACGCGCTATGGTTTCTTGGCCCAAGACATTCTGGCACTTGAAGGTGAAAACCCTGTCTTGGTTGACAGAGAAGACCCCGAAAGCTTGAAGCTCAAAGAGAGTAACTTACTGCCTATAATGGTTAATGCCATTCAAAACCTTTCCGCAGAAGTTGAAAAACTAAAATCCCAACTAGGAGAAAAATAATGAACGATATAACAGTAGAACAAATTGCCCAAAACTACACTGCAATGGGTCACTCGGTTGACTTGATTAACGCTGGACAACCAGAAGGTATGTCTGATGCTGAATGGACAGACCTCGTAGATCGCAATGTAAGCCATTTACAACTAATGGTAGCCAAAGACTATTGGACAACTGAAGATATGACTGCGGTAAATACTGCTATAGAGTAAAAACATAGTTTTTATCAGCTATATTTGTGTAAAACGGTGCCATATTAGTCATGATTGATACTGCTAAATACTACAATAGAACAAGGTAACACAGTGGATCATTTGAAATTACATGTAGACGGACACGTTTTGATAACAGACGTTGACACAGGCGAGGTTATTATGAACCGTCGCAATGCGATACACCGTGAAAATATGAGTGCGGCGATTGCAGGTACTATGACTAATACGGCGTACAGCAATGGGCTTGCAGGCTTTATACATGCAATGGCCTTTGGAAATGACGGCGTGGCAGTAGATAATAGCGGTAACATTACCTACAACTCACCAAATATCACTGGTGTGACTGCCACGCTGCACAATCAGACTTATTCTAAATTTGTGGATTTCTCTACAGACGACGATCCTGCAAACAACACAGCCATAGTTCATTCTGGTGGCACCACTTTCAGTGATATAGTTATCACGAGCACTTTAGATTATGGCGAGCCTGTTGGACAGAACGCCCTCGACGACACAAATAACCAAGAAGGCGATTTTGTATTTGACGAGATCGGTCTAGTGTCACAGCAAGGTAGATTACTCACACATTTAATTTTTCACCCAGTACAAAAGAGTGCTAATAGAAAAATTCAAATAGTATATACCGTAAGAATATCAGTAGGATAACATAATGGCATATACAATAAATTACTCCAATGGGAATAAACCATCGATCACCGTTGCGAAGGCAACAGTCGACACCTCCACTAACATCGGGTTAGTGGGACAAGGGTATATTGATTATGGTGAAGTCGTCGCCGAAGATTTGCTGCACATACTAGAAAACTTTGCTAATGCCTCTGCGCCTAGTAAGCCAGTTGAAGGCCAGTTATGGTATGATACAGATTTAAACTCGCTAAAATATTTTGACGAAACCATTGCCAATTCTGGCAACTGGAAACCAATTGCTAGTATGTCGTACCAGTCAACAGCACCGACCACAGTTGGTGAAACAGACGGTCATTTTTGGCTTGACAGCGACACAGGTTTGTTACACATTTATTATAATGGAGCATGGATTGCGATTACCGACGTCGTAGGCGACACACGTGTGATTGCTCGGACACGGTACGACACCAGTGACGCAACTCACCGCACACTCGAAGTAATTGTGGCAGGTGAAATTGTTAGTATTACTAGCAGTGACGCCGATGATTGGGCACCACAAAATAGTGGCACAAACACAGAATATTTAGAAGACGGTATTACGTTTCTGAATACAGAATTCACAACCATTACCCAAGGTATCAACCTAAATGAAGGTGATGCGTACTTTTTCTCAGGTACTGCAACGTCTGCATTGTATGCCGACTTGGCGGAGCGATATGCGTCAGACGCAGTTTATAGCTTCGGCCACGTAGTTAAAATTGGCGGCACAAAAGAAATCACCGAAACAACTACAACAGGATGTACTGATGTCTTTGGAATAATTTCAGAAAAACCAGCGTTTGCTATGAATAGTGGCGCGGGCACAGCCGCAACTCATCCGTATGTGGCTTTGTCAGGCCGTATTCCAGTCAAGGTCATCGGCATAGTGAACAAAGGCGAACGCCTTGTAGCAAGCGCGACAGCAGGTCACGCCCAAGCCGCATCATTGGACGCCGATTGGCGCAGCATCATTGGCCGTGCATTAGAAAATAAAATTGATGATGGCTCTGGTCACATCGAGGTGGTTGTAGGGACAAAATAAGTGAATCTAATACTAGGTGGCCTAATTGAAATTGCAGACTACAATGAGTTAGCACTAGAGATAAATCGTATCTTTAGTGACGCCACCACGAGTCTTGTATGGTCAACTAGTAATATAGTGTTAGACGACGTTGCAGACGGGGCAGGAGAGCCTGCTAACGCGACCAGAACATTGACACCAAGTCCCCTAGATACAGACTTTTTAACAATAAGTGTAGACGGCATGACCCTAGACCTTGACGTTGACTATACTATCGCATATGGTGGCACAGTTGAAGTCACATACTTAGGCGCGTTGCCTGCAAATGCAATATTGAAAACTTGGAATAGAACCGCGCATAGATATGGTTGGGGACAACAGGCTAGCGTGCATCCAATCACGGTTGGACAAGTTGTGCTAGCTGACGAAGCCACACTTCAGGCATATTTAGAAGCAAATGTCAATAATCTTATTGATAAGGTGAATATCATGGAAGTCCACACAGGTGGTCCCAGTGCATTAACACGTGTAGCAATGGGTGACTTGATCTATGCTACCGACAAAACACTGATTGCGACCACAGTAGAAACAGACATTCTCGTGGGCACAAATTACTGGCAGAATGATCTAGCCACAGTGTTTGCTGACGAGTTAGAATTTACCCGCACGTATGATTGGAACAATCTTCTAACTGCCGAAATACAACATTACTGGGAAAATTACGACTCTTTCCGGTATTTTTTTAACTCAGGCAACGAACTGCGCGGAAACTTGTCAATGACAGGGGACGCCCAAAACCAAGGATATGCTAACTGGAATCAAGTATGTACATTGATGGGTACCTTGTCAATCAATTATGACACAAGCTTTCAATCAGGATCAGGTGGCACATCTGCTGGCCTTGGGGCATACGATTTAACTACAGAATGGCAAACGGTGTTTACATCATCATCACCACAATTCCCAGTTAACGATACAGGCGAATACAATGGTGTGCCAGGCGACGAGTACAGTACATACATTGAACTCGTAATCGCGTGGGAAGCCCGTATTGTAGAGAATGTCCCAAGCGTGGGCAACATTGCTCTTGAGCTACGCGCTATTATGAGTGACACGGCGCTAAATGTTACTACAACAGGCACAACAACATATCGTGGCAGCTATCTGTTAGCAGACGATATTATCGATAACTCTGCTACCTTTAGCCAAATTGCTAATGTTCCCGCATTTTTGGCCACCAACGCGTTTAACGCAGACTCTACAACGGCCATCACCAATATCACACAGGCATCAATCGCAGTTGTCACTGTTGCTGACACGTCCTTGTTGACTGACGGCAGCTTTATAACGATTACTGGCGTGATTGGCATGACACAAGTGAATGATCTAGAATTTACGATTAGTATCGTAGACTCGACAACATTCCAACTAGTGTCGGTAAATTCCACCGGATATACCGCGTATGTGTCTGATGGCACAATAACTTATCCTATTTCCAACACATAAAACACTTGACATTTTATTGATATATACGTATACTGATAGAGTATAACTGAAGGAACTCCCATGGATGAACGACTTGAAAAGGCCCTAGCCTTTTCCAATTATCGCATTACAATTGAAAATAAACGGATCGCACTAAAGCGCAGATTTGCTGCCATGTTGGTTGTGCACAACAACAATGGCATGTTTTTGGCTGACGCCGCGACTATTAGCTTTGTTGCTACCCTACTCGAAGCAGGTCACACAGATAGTGTGTTGATTGACCAAAAAGACGCGCCCATCGAAGTCACAGACTTGCCAACCTTTAAGGCAGAGTTGATTGACGTCTATTACAAAGCAACCAATGAATACGCGTCAGAAATGAAAAAACTTTCCACGGCTCGCAATGTCAAAAAGGCCATGGATTGGTGATGACATCAGGCGTAGCATTTTTTGCTTATAACACCACCCACATTGATTATTTAAAACTGGCAGTGTTAGCAGGACGGTATGTTAAGCGGAATATGCCTGATCGCGAAATATGCCTGATCACTGATAAAGGATCATGGGAATGGTTTCGCAATAGTCCCACGGGTGAGATGGCGGACGGGACTTTTGACGACGTAGTGTTGTTGGATGCCGACCCAGTTGTAAATAACCGTAGACACCGCGATTCACCATATACTGAATTTGTCAGTGATTTCAAGAATGGTAACAAGCATTTAGTGTTTGATCATACCCCGTATGACCGAACACTACTATTAGACATTGACTATATCGTACAGAACAATTCACTTGATTATGTATTTAATTCTGACGACTCGGTGACATTGTTCCATGACGCTGAGTCCCTTGTCGGCAAGCCTCCGCATGCAGCACAGCGTCATCTAGACGCACAGGGTATACCAATGTTATGGAGCACCGCTGTTTATTTTGATAAGACCAATCCTACTACTAAGCTATTTTTTGATATGTGGGCACATGTCCGTGCCAACTATGATTACTATCAATTTCTGTATGGATTTCCTGGTACTATGTTTCGCACAGACTTTTGTGTCAGCATTGCAGTACATCTGTTGAATGGAATGGGAATGGGTAACGTCATAGGCGACTTCCCCACGCCAATGATTAACATGAGCCAACTAGACGACATTGCCAAGATCAACCAAGTGAATGAATGGGTCTTTTCGGTCACAGATCAAGTAGAAACTTGGAAAACATCATTAACATCTATTAAAGATGAAAATGTTCATGTAATGAACAAACGAGCATTAGACCGACATTTTGATACTATTATAACAGAATTGGATAAAACATGAACGACGCACCGGATAACATTTGGGCTGGTCCCTCTGAGGATGATAAGGGCGTTTTTTGGGACGTAGGGCATTGGGATGCTGATTTCGACAAAGGCTGCGTTAAATACCTCCGGTACGATAAGCATAGGGATTATATGGCCGACATGAGGGCAGCGTTTTACGGGTCATGTGATCAAATTGATGAGTATAGAGAACAACGCGAGACGGATAAGGCAAGGATAGAAGAGCTTGAGGCGACATTGACAGCTATGATACATAGTTTTGATAACCGACTAATAGACATGGACGACGCCCGCAATCTCGCTTACAAAGCCCTACGGGAAGACACATGACAGACATTACTGAAAGATTGAAAGAAGCACATGCTCTTTATGATAAGGTAGGCATTCATGGGGCGAATGGTGCCGGATTGATGGTGGATGCTCTCGCAAGGATAGAAGAGCTTGAAGCCGCACGGGATTTCGGCATCATTGAAGGTGACATAGTTGCCCACCTTCAAGTCGTTGCGCTAACGGCGAGAGTTGAAGAGCTTACGGCGGCACTGGATGCGTTACGCGGTCGTTATCGTTTATATTCAGGGTGGCCTGAAATGAGTTGGGCGGGCCACACCGACGTGGCCTTGCTAAAAATGGCAGATCAAGCCCTAGGAGATACCCCAGCCCCAGCCATAGCAGACTGCTTATGCCCAAATCCCAGAATGATTGGAGCCAATTCCGTAAGTTGGCATTGTGACATATGTGGAAAGGATGGGGTGGTCTCATGACACAAGGATATATTTTTCTAGGCGTTGATGACCCAGATAAAACAACCAATATCGAATGTGCATATGCGTTGAGCCTTAGTATTAAACTGGCTGACCCAGACGCAGAAACGTGTGTCGTAATTCATAAGTTTGCCCATGTTCCTAAAAGGTACGAGAATGGATTTGACTACATTGTGGAATTACCATATGGGCGTACAGATGTAAATCACCACGATATTATGCTTGATTTTTGGCAGATGTATTATTGCACACCATTTGACGAAACTATGTTCATCAACACTTATTCGCTTGCAATTGATAACATTATCAGTCTATGGGAGATGCGCAAATTTGATAGTATTGTGTTTGGCAGTGCCCAAGATTATCGGGGCGGTGGGACATATGATGTTTCTAAATTTATTGCACAAGCACGTAACAAAATTCCAGAATTTGACACTGATGTAATCTATTTTCGTAAAGACCTGTTAGCTAGTGAATTTTTTAAAATGGCTGACCCAGTATTCAAACACTGGCGCGACATTTTTCGTAGTCACTTGCCTGAATACAGCCTAGCAGATTTTGACTTCACAATGGTTATAAACTTGGTTGCACAGATATTGGGCGAAAGCTATCAATCTCCTGAATATTTTGATTACACTGATCTCTCATTGAATTTCTTGTTTGACCTCGAAACTGACATCCAAACAGATTGGTTAAATAGTGTTAACATTTGGATCACTGACAACATAGATGTAAAAATAAACAACCATCGCCAAACTGGTATATTTTATTACAGTGATCCTAGTTTCATGACTACTGAAATTTTAAGGAAATTACATGACAATTACACTGCAGTCACGGCCACGCTCGTCGAATAAAGTCTGTTATATCTACTATAACGATTGGACAGGTGAAATCTTGTCCGTTGGCCACAGTTTACGCCCAACGTCCCCCGCTCCATATTTTCAGTGTGAAGACTTGGCGGCACATCAAATCATCAACGGTACCAAGTCCGATAAAAATTATATTGTCACTGTTGGCATTAACGACGACGCACAACTAGTTAAAAAATCAAAATATCTACAGGTTTCACAAAAAGAAAAAACATTGTACCTGTTGCCTGAAAAAGTGTTGCCATCATGGGATATACGTGCTACTATATACAAAACAAACTCTACATTATTGATTGAAATCAATAATACAATGGTGTCTCGCTTAGTCACAGAACATATGCGCCGTGAAGTGTCTATGCAAGACGACGTTGTGTTTAAGTTTTACATCATCCGCAAAAATATGCCTGATTGCTTACTCAAGGTCATAGACGTGGACGTCCATGAGCTAATCAATCATGGACACGTGACTGTGCCACTTGCTGACATTAATCAATTTGCAGGGCTAGACGACATAGCCATTATGACGTGCCGTCTTTTCGAACATTATTACTTCGTTGTAACAGACAATAAATACTTAGGCAATGACAGTGCGCCCGCATTGCAAGTTACCGATAAGAAATGGCAATTTGTCCAGACGGATACAGAATCTCATATTGAGTTTAATCAGACAGGCGACAAAATAGAAATAAAGAGCATTGTTGACGCAACGCAATTGACGGTCGCAGGATTGCATCAACGGCATCTAACATTTTATATAGTAGGTGACACCCCTGATGAATATTATGATCATATAACAGTAAATGTCAATGATCTTCGTATGGGCAAGACAACAAAATTTATAATTGATTTTGACATAATGGATATGAATATCATATACCGTAACCAATTACTTAAAGTGAATAAGAGGACCTTATATGACACTGACACCGATCAATGATTTTGACATCATTTACATTAGCTATGACGAACCAAACGCAGACGCGAACTGGCATGATCTATTAGACAAATGCCCATGGGCTAAGCGCAGCCATGGAGTATATGGCAGTGACGCGGCGCACAAGGCCGCTGCGAGGCTATCTGAAACCAGTAGGTTCCTCACTGTCGACGCTGACAACATTGTTGATCCAGAGTTCTTCAATTTAGAGATTGATATGGCAAAACTTGGACGCAGTGATGTGATTAGTTGGGCAGCAAAGAATGAGATTAACGGGTTGGTCTATGGCAATGGTGGCATCAAATGTTGGCCAAAGCATGTCGTTGAACGCATGCAAACACATGAAGCGGCACCTGAAAATAATCCCGCTGCACAGGTGGACTTTTGTTGGAACATCAATTATGTTCAGATGAACAATGTGTATTCACACGTTTACAATAATGCAAGTCCCATGCAAGCATGGCGTGCAGGCTTCCGCGAAGGCTGTAAGATGACACTAGTTGGCGGCGACGTAGTAGCGGATAAGGCTCAAGTCAAAAAGGTACATCACAAAAATCTGCAACGTTTGCTTGTATGGCAATCGGTAGGCACAGACGCTACAAACGGCGACTGGGCTAGGTATGGTGCCCGTCAGGGGTCTGTGATGACCAATCTACAGCAAGATAGCTGGGATTGGCGTATGGTACGTGATTTTAAATGGCTCAACAATTTCTGGGCAACAAACATCGCCCCATCGTTTGATGTGCAAGATTATACAAATGAAGCCGATATTCGTATGTGCCCCAACACTGGATACAAGTGGGACAACCTGAAGTTAGCAGAAGAGACCATCTCACTAGGCCAACAATGCCGTGATGAGTTGGGCTTAGTGATAGCTGATCTTGACGCACAGGGCAGTAAGTTCTTCAAAGCAGTATACGTGAATCCGGCACGAGTTGCGCCCATGGCTCGCGAAGAAGAAGTCATTAATGAAATCAAGGAAACAAATAATGAATAAAGATGACTTAGAACTCAAAGGATTTAAGATTTCCAACTCTGGAGCAGTGCAGATGGAAGATGCAAACTTAAATGTACTAAAGGGGTTACTAGATAAGAAAGGCTGCGGACTATGTCTTGCCAAATGGAACCAAGTAACACTCCATTTGGGTACAGGCCTGATGCATAGTTGTCACCATCCAGTACCGCATAAAATTCCATTAGAGGAATTGAAAGACAATCCTGCGGCATTATTCAATACGAAACACATTAAAAAAGCACGTAAACAAATGCTTAATGGTGAGAAGCCTTCTGAATGTGATTACTGCTGGCGGATCGAAGAAAATGGCGACACCAGCGACAGGTTGTACAAAAGTATTGAGCCATGGGCATTGCCATCATATGACAGAGTGGTTGCATCGACTGGTGACGAAGATGTATTTCCAAGCTATCTTGAGGTAGATTTCAGTAACGCATGTAACATGAAATGTGTGTATTGTGGTCCTGAATTTTCCAGCAAGTGGGTGAGCGAATTAAAGCAAAAAGGTCCAATAAAATTAATGGAAGGAACTCCTGAAGAATCTTGGGCACAAGGCTGGCAAGACTTAGACAGTCTAAGTTACAAGCAGAGTGAAGAAAATCCGTATGTAACTGCTTTCTGGAAATGGTTTCCAGAAGCGTACACTCATTTAAAAGAGTACCGAATTACAGGCGGTGAGCCACTGATGAGTAAAGAGACCTTTAGAAGTATTGATTGGTTAATCGCAAATCCAAATCCTGAGTTACAGTTCAGCATGAACTCGAATTTATGTGTGCCGGACAAGATTTGGGATAAATTTATTGACAAATTAGAAATCTTAAAGAGTAATAATACTATCAAAAAAGTAACTATGTATGTAAGTGCTGAGTCATGGGGCGAAGCAGCAGAATACGCACGGACAGATATGGACTTCGAATTGTTTAAGACCCGTGCCGAACAACTTGCGGAAATCGGTAATGTCAGAATAGTAGTGATGGCGGCATTCAATGTGTTGGCTATCACCACATTCAAAACATTATTGGAATGGATTTTAGAATTAAAGAAAAAACACAATACAAACTCAATTATTGTCAATGATGAAATCAACACTGGATATAAAATGGCTGGGACAGATTTTAAAGAACGGGCAGAAAAGAATCCAAGTCTAGTAGATTCATATGCTATTGGAATTGATATACCATACGTGCGTCACCCGACCCATTTAGATGCACAGTATTGCAGCGATGACTTAGTCGAAGATTATCTGTTGCCTGCTCTGGACTTCATGAGCAATAATGTAGCATGGTCATCGTACAATGGTCATCAAGGTTTCGAGGCACATGAAGTAGAAAAATTAAAACGTATTATCTATCATCGAATTTATTTTAATCCTAAAAATAATCCGCGATCTGAAGACACGAAGATCAAACAGCAACGCGCATTGTTTTACGAGTTTGTTGAGGTGCTTGATGCCCGTCGCAATACTGACTTCTTAGCTGTGTTTCCTGAAATGAAAGAATTCTACGAGATATGCAAGAACGAGAAATTACAGGTTGATGCGAAATTCAATAAATGAAACTGGTACCGTAATCATGTTTAATATATTCCCAGTATGGCCTGATCCAAAATATCCTAAGTCTGATATATTTGCTGTTAATTATAAGATAACAGATGTATCAGACAGTGGTCCATTATTGATATGGCACGAGTTAAATGGTGACCCAATGGCACCACCATTTAATACCATACTCGACGGCACGCTGTTTGCTAAGTTGGACAGCGAGACTATTGACCGAGTTAACAACAAGACTGCATGGATAGTGATCAACACTGCAAACGAATGTATTGGTCCCTCGTATACAGACGAGGAGGTACGGGTAGACTATTTAAATTTGCACGAAATATTAACGGTATCTGCCATGAAATATGGGATTGATCCTACGTCGGTTATATGGTTGACTGGTGACTTAAATGCCGAAGACAAATTGATTGACCTAACACCAATTCACGTTATAAGTGCCTGCGTCTTTGTGCCATTAGTACACCGCATGATTACTGCACACCAAACAGCAGTATCATTGTCAACGTTTTCACATCCATATAAATTTAAAAATGTTGCAATCTCTCCTAATCGTCACATAAATTCGCATCGAACTTACATGATTACCAGACTGGCGCAATTGGAATTGTTGGAAAACATAAACTACAGTTTTCCCAGAAATATACACGGTAAAACAATCAGCGACGGATACTGTGATCTTAAAATTAAAAGCAACATATCACCCACGTTTGATCAACACAACTTAATTGACTGGGACCAGATGGCAGTTACGTGCATGGAGCTATATCAATGTGAGTTGCCACTAACAATTGACGTTGACCCCAATACCAATACGTGTCTAGGACTAGACGCCTTCCTGACATTGAAGCAGCCATACCAAGACAGCATATATAGTATTCTGACAGAGTCGCATGCAGACGGCGGTAAATGCTTTATTAGCGAAGCGTTGGTCGTGGCTATCGTTATGCAGACGCCATTCTTGTTAGTAGGAAATCGAGGCGTGATCGCACAGATGCGGGCATGGGGATTACACACATTTGACGATCTATTTGATGAATCATACGACGACGAGGTTGATGATATTAAACGGTATGAAATGATCATCGAACAGATACAACGCATTGACAATATGCCATGGGAAGAATTGTTAGCAATTCGCATGAGTATGAAACAAAAATTAGATGAGAATGTTACTCGTTTAGCTACACTGTCTGCCGAATTAGATCAGTCTCTCAATGACAAGTTAAGTCGTATTATTGCGAATAGTAACTAACGGCACATCACAGTCGTCCCATCGTTTTGTAAGCATACTGACAAATCTTAGATCAGTGACTGCTTTAAATGAATGTGGAAGGTACGCAGGAACGCGCACACTGTCGCCAACGTTTAACACAGTTGTGTACTCACAACTATCACCGTATTCAGTAAAATTACAAACACCATCCACCACCATGATATATTCAACAAACTCAGGATGATAATGATATCCTCGTTCATTGCCTTGCAATGTAGTGAGTAAGTTGTATTCTACTATATGGTCGTCTGGAAAGAAACTCTGAATGGTGCCACGCGGATCACCAAATACAGTAGGGGTCATTATTGTGCAATATTTTAACATTATATTCCTCGTTTAACAATTTCGCTGATATGACTGACATCAGCGTATGTCAGGCTGTGTTGACTAGGCAAATGCAATCCTCTCCGTGCAATAGTTTCTGCGTTTGGGATGTCTGTCTGTTCAAATTGACTATGGAACGGTTGCTGAGTCAACGGCTGGTAAGCAATACGGTAACCAATGTTGTTGAGCTTTAATGACTCTATGATTTCATCGCGATATAAAGTTAATATCTCTGGGTAAATTGGCGCAGTGTTGTGTAGGTTAGTACCTACAAACATTGCATGGCCTCCCAAATGTGTGCGGTACCATTCATAAATTTGCTTTTTATGATCTACGATCTCCTGTAACCGTTCAAATTGTCCTAATCCAAATGCAGCCTGCAAGTCTGTAAATTTATAATTTAGTCCCATGGTGTTATAAATCTCACCATCGGCCACTGTTCTGCCGAAGTTCTTGATAGCCTTGATTTGGTCACTGATGTCGTCGCAATCAGTAACGATGCAGCCACCTTGTCCGGTCGTAATCATTTTAGGTGCACCAAAACTAAACACACCCATATCTCCCAGTGTGCCTACATGTTTGCCGTCATGGAAACTTCCCAATGACTGTGCACTGTCTTCAATTACCATGACGCCCTGTGATTGTAATTTGATAATTTCTTCAGTGGTGTCTTTTGACAATCTGCCGTTGATACTGGTTACAAATACTACGCCACAATCGGGCGGAATTTTTTTAAAGTCGATGGTACATGAGGTATTATCGATGTCAACAAAGCACGGTACACCGCCTAAACTGATCGCCCCGTTAACAGTTGCTGCCTGTGTGTACGCACTCGCCGCGAACTTGACCCCAGGCCGTATGCCCGCAATCATGGCCGCTATGTGCAATCCAGCAGTCGCGCTAGTAACCATGTGAGCGTGTGCGCTGTTTGTGTACTCACAAATCTTGTCTTCTAGCTCTCGCGTCAATTTATGTTCCATGATCCAACCGCCCGAAGACATGTACTCCGACACGCGGTCACGCTCAGCTTGAGTGTATTCAGGATTCATATAGCTATTAGGTGTTATCATGCTGCACCATATAATCTTCATATGTTTTTGTCAAGGCGTCTTCAATAGTAAATTTAGGTTTCCATCCCAATGACCGCAATCTGGAATTGTCCATGCGCCGATGCAGGACACCTTCTGGCTGATCACGGTTGAACCAAAGTCTGCCAGTGAACCCGCTTATAGTCTTCAATCGGTCGGCAATGTATCCGATACTAATGGCCTCGCCATAGCTGACATTGACAACGTCAAATTCGTCGTTGTTAATGATTAAGTCGTATGCTGTGATTGCGTCTTCAACGTACAGGAGGTCACGTGTCTGGTTACCACTTCCCCATATTTCAATTTCGGTCAAGTCGTCTTGGACAGCATTGTGAAATTTCTCAATCAGTGCACCGATCACATGTGCGTACTTGCCGTTTCTTTCACCCGCTCCGAAAATATTGGTGTTGATTGCGGTAGTCCATTTTGATCCATAGTTCGCATTATGTGCTTTAATTTGTTCCATGCCGAGTAGTTTACACATTGCACTTGGCATATACGCTGGATGCGGTTTGCCGGACATCAAGTCATCTTCAACAAAATATTGATCATTGCCTGCATTTGGATAACTACATCCACTGCCCTGTAACAACACCCTGTGGATTTTATTCTCGTGAGCAGTTTGCAATAGATTGTTCTGGATACTAATGTTGTCACCATACACCGAAAAGCTGTTGTCCAAGTCTTCCTGTATGCCACCAACTGACGCCGCATTAATGATTACATGGGTAGGTTCGTACAGACTAATGTCAACCCGTGTGGCAATATAATTTTTATAGTTGATAGTGGACGTGTTGCCACCCTCACAATTGTCAAAATATTCCATCATCTTGCTGCCGATCAATCCGCGATTTCCGGCGATGTAATATGAGTTCATGGCGTGTTCCTTTTAATATCTTGGCATAGTGTCTTTATGTCTGTTGTGGTCATGCATAAGTGACACCGCACTCGCTGCCCACGATCTTCTCCAACAAAAAATAATCTAACGTTAGTCATTTTCGATCACATGTACAGTTGGCATTGCAAACACCATCTTACCGCCAGCAGCAATCCAATCTGCTTCTTTCTCGACGAACATATCTTTGAAACCAAAGTTAGGGACAAAAAATACGTCAGCTTTTTCTCTTGCTTCCTCTTCAGAAATAATCGGAATGTTTGTCCCTACCGTAAATCTGCCAATCTTGTCAGGATGTATTTCAGCAGCACCGTCAAATAAGTCATACAGTCCCCATAATTGTAGCATTGTATTCCCCTTCGTACTGGCACCATAAACGTAACATGACAATCCTTCATCCTTAAAGGCACGAAGCACTTGTTGTAATTCCTTGCCATTGTGTTCGATTGTTTCAGCAAAGGTATCAAGGCTTGACAAATCCTCTTGATATGATATACTACCGCCGCTATAATGTCTACCCCATATTTGATAGCTACCGCCTTGAATGTCATTCTCAACTACTTTGAAAATCTCTAATCCATTCTGCTCGTACAATCTGACAAGACTGTCGTAACTGTAATATTCCAAATGCTCGTGACAAATATTGCCAACATCATACATTTCCAGCATTGGAGCAAGCGTCATCAATTGGGCGATAAAGACGCCGTCACTTTGCAACGTCTCTTTCACACACTGGATGAATTGATTTGGATTATCCATGTCGTAAAACATTCCAATCGCGGTGATCACTTTTGCTAATTTGCCATCCATATGAGAGTGGTTCCACATCATTGGGATCACGATGTCGGCGTGATTAGCCAGCTTGGTAATGAGATTTGCAGCAGGTTCGCACCCAACACGGACGCGCCATGAATCAACCCCACTTAATAACGTGCCATCATTCGCACCAATATCTAACACTACATCACCTATGTCAGTTATTGTGTTGATCATGGCGGCAATATCCAATAGGTTATCTCTCAATTTAGCATTAATTCCGCTCTGATACCAATAGTGATCTTGGTACAATATTTTAGGATCAACTGTATGCCTGAGTTGCACTAAGTCGCACTGTTCACATTGATCAAGGACTAATGGTGCCTTTGGTGTCTGTGCATTAGACGCCTGCAATGGAAAATCGTTTATACAGATTTGTCCAAAGTCAATAATCTCTTTAAGTTTCCCATCACAAACTCTACATGTGGTGGCAATGTTAACACAACTATTCATATCCGGCTTCCTTTGCGATAGTATAACATTTTTCGACATCAAACGCAAGTTCAATCGTCATTTTTCGGTATGCGCTATTGTGCATGTCGGTTTCTTCGTAGTATAATGTATTTGTCTTGTCAGCATAGTCAGATGTCAGTTCTTCGAAGAATAGATTGTCAGCAACAAGTGCTTTAATCATTGGGACTATTCTTTCATATGGAAAATTGTCAATAACTAATTCTGTCACTGTGTCATCCTCTGTTGCATGCCATACATTCGTCGGCATATATTCTGTTTTAAGCATACTTATTGCTTGGGCAACCATGTCATTTCTTTTGATGATTGTAATGCAGTCCGCCTCTTGAAATAAACAAGCTACCACTTCTGGAGTAACATGTTGGTATCGCATTAGCTTGACACACCAATTCTTATTTGAGGCGCGTAGTGCTTTCCATCTAATTTCATGGGCAGTAATAAAGTCATTGCAGGTAGGAAATTTATCAGTCAACACGTACTGGAAATTGTCAACAGTTTCATATACGCTGTCTAATCTTGGCTGATGATACTGGCTTCCCCACGCAGATTCAAAATCTCCAATCTCCAAATATTTCAAACATTCTGGTGTTATTCGGTCATATAATATAGTCTGTCCGTCTTGACTTCTTGGTAATATTAAGTTTTCAATATTGAAGTATTCCATTAGGTTCAGGTCAGCGTCGACCATACTTGCAATAGCGTGGCCACCTGATCTAGGCGTAGCTAAAAATACAGTGTTTACACCATTACTCATATGTGATAACTTTCATGGTGGCATGGTCTGTATTTAACAACGTAGTGTTATTCCATGCTTGTCGTGCATAGTCGTGCATGAACATGGCATTGTCAGGCGACAGGGGGGTCGTGCAATTCCCCAAAATATAATGGTGGAAATGTGGGTATGTCAATCTAATTGACGTAATGCTACTTGGCAGACAAATGTCACTATGCAGCCCTGCCCAGATGAAGCCGCGCCGACCCCAATCATGATAATCAGGGACCACTGTCTGTACCCCATGTTCCCAAAAGAACTCCTGTAAACGTGTCTGGAACGGATATGTTTTATGCCCTTGACTCACGCCATTACGACGCAACGACTGTAACATAAAGTCACTTGACTTCACACATTTAATAAATTCGTCAACACAGTACTCAACATGATCGTGGGCATCTGCTATCGTCAAATTATCGCATTGCAGACATGCATGGTCTTCGCGCATATCAACCAACGTAACTTGCCATTGACTTGGTGAAAGATGTAGGGTAATGTTTTCTGTCACAAATTCCCCATGTACCACGTGTGGGTCACCTCGCAATATCACGTTATTCATCGCGCATCCCTGCGAAGGTAGTCTTGGCTAGTTTGTCGTTGTCACCAATGATAGCCGATATAAATTCATAATTCAAGTTGGAACTCAAAAATTCTAATGCTCGCATATCTTTTGGAAAACATGCACCAGCATAACCACGAGAATGTTCACTAACGTCTAGGTATTCATCAGGCAATCCATTACGTGTAACAAATCCATTTTTAATTTTATCGTAATCAACATCTTCAAACTGTTGTGCAATGTCGTAAAATAAATTACCAAAAATAACACGCATTGCTCCAAAACTATTGTGCATATATTTAATTGCTTCTGCTTCAGTAGGATTTAACCGCAAGAACTTTTTTGAAATCTTACCGTGACTTCTAATAATTATATCACTGACGTGTAGGTCAGCTGCGCCAATAATCAATACTTCGTTATTAAATTCAAAATCGTATGCTGCACAACGCTCTTTCATAAACTCCGGAACAAATGCAATATTCGTATTTTTATATTTGTCAATAAATGATTGTGTTGTACCTGGAGTTATCGTACTCTTAATTGCAATTACACCAGTATAATTTAAATCCAACAACTCAACGACACAATTTTCAATAATTGATGTGTCGCACTGTCCACTGTCAAGCGCGGGACTAGGAACAGAAATATATACAATTTCAGCTTGCAATAATGATTCAATTGTTGTATCATATTTTATGTCGTGGGTTAACACTTTAAAGCCTTGATTTAAAAACCCATGCTCCATTGCATTGCCCACAACGCCCATTCCGATTATGCCTATTTTCATGTTAATATCCTCTTAATACCTTGTTCGAATGATGTGAATTCATATTCACCAATCACCGATAATAATTTTGTTAAGTCCGCTGCCCGATGCTTAACACTGCCAGTTTTGCCAGCGACGTTGGCCAATAATGACTTATCTGTCCCAATGTGGTCACAGATAATCTGTGCGGCATGCAGGATGGATATATCAACGTCTGACCCTATGTGTAGTATTTCATCATGCAGTGCATACACTTTAGTTATGATATCTATCGCGTCGTCAATGTAACAGAAGCTTCTATGCTCGTCGTAACCAAACACACGATAGTCACCATTGGTAACTCTGTCAATAAATTCAGGAATAAAGTGCAACTGTTGTCCTTTGCCATAAATGTTATGAAACCGTAAAATGTTGTATGTGTGGCCGAATTGTTTACTATGTCCAATGACAGCACTTTCCATTGCAATCTTTGCCGCTGCATAACTCCATCTTACATTGGTGATATCGTCAATAACCAGCGGTGTCGTTTCTGCGGTAGGCACTGGTGTGATCCCTAAGTTGACGCCGCCTGCATACGATTCACTTGTGCCCGCATACACAAAGTGTGCATTGGGATATCGATCAAGTAAGTTCATGGTTGGCCTGACTATAGACGTGGTTACGTCATATGGTGTGGTGTAGAAATTTGCAGTACTGTTGAACGCAGCTAAATGAATTACCGTATCAACATCTGGCAACGACCGGACAAACTCAGGATCAGTCAAGTCTCCATTGTATTGTGTGTCGGTAAAGTCTGTTGTGATAACTGGTAAAATTTTGGATAAGTGTGAGCCGATAAATCCATTGGCCCCTGTTAATAAAATCATAGGTGAACCTTTTGTTACTGATATTTATATCATAAATATTTGCATGAAATTATTGCATTTTTATTTTGACAACGAGAAATCACAACACAATGGCTTAGACAATGGCACAGTCCACTATATTTCAGAATTGACAAATACCGATCCAGGTATTATGATTTGTGGGAAGAATTTATTTACTCACAACTTTATGGATTCAAAAGGAGTGACGTGGATTCCTGCGGATGACTCTGAACGGTATTTTTATCCAATATGTTGCACACATCCAATGAATGATTCCTTGCTCAATAACAGGTACACTGGTTACGCGTTCTTTAATATTCCCGACAAAGTTATAACCGATTGTCGCAATAATGACGCACGGGTGTTACTGTTTGAAACTTGGGAAGGCGACCCTTGGTGGCATTATATGGAAATGATCACCGATATTTGTAGAAACAACACAGGCTTAAAGCCTTGTCATTTCATTGTTGTTTCTGGTAACTTAGCAATGCCCATCGATGCGCCCTTCGCGCATGTCGACTTAATGTGGTTTCAAACAATAACGCAACCGAACGTAGACTTTGCGCACATTAAACATCTGATAGAAACCAACACAGTTCGGCCAAATCATTTCTTGCTTATGAACAGACGTCCTGCACCACACAGACTTGCAATAATACACCATCTTTGGGAACACCGCAGCCAAGGCGCAATAAGCTTTGCTGTGTGGCCCGACATGATAGATGGCATGTATCACAGAACACAAGAACTTTATGAGTTAGATGCTGACAAATTGACAATTATTAAAAACAACTTGCCTTTGCGCCTCGGCGATAATGTCGATCCAGAAACAAATCCAGTAGTTGATTACAGTGTTCAAAAATTCCTAGACTCACATTTACAAGTTATTCCTGAAACATTTTATGGATGTAAACAAACTGAAGAACAGATGTTTTTTTCAGAAAAAACATTTAAACCTATGCAGTTTTTGCAACCATTTGTGCTAATAAATTATGTCAATAGTCTTGTTGCATTAAGAGAAGCAGGGTATGAAACATTTTCTAAATGGATAAATGAAGATTACGACGCCATTGAGAATTTGCAGGATAGAACACTTGCCGTTGGCGAAACAGTTAAAGAATTTTGCACGTTGTCACCAAAGGATGCAGCTAATATACGAAAAGATATGCTACCTGTTTTGGAGCACAATTATCATCAACGTATTAAAAATTCTAATGAACTTGACAATAACATGTATGGACGATTGCATGCTGCATTTAAAGTAATTTAAATTTGCGTATCGTCATTATGTGTTGAAAAACCTTAATAAAATTTCCGTCAAATCTGTGGTGGACGACTTTAATTCAGAGCGTGTGACTAAATGTACATTTTGTAATAACCCAGGAAGCATGTCATATAACATCTGACTCCATTCTTTTTGCGGAATATTGTGTAGGCGATCTAATTCAGCTAAAAACATTTTCAATCGGTCACCGTGATCGGTCACCTCATCGTAGCTGTGGTCGACCCACTTGTCAAATGTATCATATCCACGATACCTTAGTGTTTTAATAGTATGCTTGTTTCCAAATATAATAAATGGTTGCATCATGTAAAATGGTTTATATGATTTCTCAGTAATGAACGTTCGTTTAAAATTATTTTTTTCAGTGTGGAACGGAATAGTCTCAGTAACAATATGAAAGCTAGAGTGCAATGCATGTTCAAAATTAATGGAAGATGCCTGGTTTTCAGTTAAGTCAATATCATCCTCTGCAAATTGCGTTTTTAATGCAGTATCCCGCGAAATAAGAGATTTAAATTCTGGTTCCAAATATTCAAAATGATTATGCGTATCATAGCTTTTAAGTCGTGCACCATCCATTGGCATGCAATAACTATGAATACTGTTTATGTCGTGTTTTTTATATTGTAAATGTGCAATAACAATTGCTCTGTGCATTCTTGGCTGGAAGTTGTAACATATACTCGTGTATGAGTTTATTTTTTTGTTGTACAAATCTGTACTTTTCTTGGAAATAAAATCTGTTACGGTTGCATCCTCGATAGACCTATAACAGAAATAAAATAGATTGCTTGCATTAATTACGTTAATGTTATAAGTCTCTCTTACAAAGTCAGCCCCTAGATTAACTACTCCAGGGACGCCAACTTCTGTCCCTGTAGCATATGTTAAATTTTGGGGGTGAGATTGGCAGTTTAGTCCATGTAATAATTTATCAAAATCTATGAAATCATTCATAAATCCTTCGGCAGGCCAAGAGACAATCCAATGAACTAATCCAGATTCACTATCGTTCCAAATCCGTGCTGGCATAGGCAGGGTATCATGTGTGTCCAGTGTGGGCAAGTTGTATACAGGATGGTCGGTCATCCAGTTATAATGTGATCGAGATTTTAAAAAATCAAACCCTACTTCCAATGATATACAATATTTTTCGCCGATGGCAATTTCATCTAAATTTAAAAATGTAAAAAGGTTTAATTGATTAAACATTAAATTGAATAGTTCTATTTTACGGTGGAGGAATGTTCCCGTTCCCGTCTCGTCCATACCAAAACTTTGGTAATCTCCCTGTAAAATTTTAAACATTGCGCGTATTACCATAATGTATCACAGTCACACCGTTGTTTTCATACGTGCGCCAAGGATCGACCACTACACTGCCATCAGGAATATCACAGTAAGATTGCTCAGTTTGCTCTTTGCCCAGATACATATATGTAGTGGCCGCATTATGTGCCATTAAAAATACACATGGTGCGGGTGAGTCATGAATGTCACCAGTCAATGGATCAGCATACGACGGAGTAATGCCCAACTCTTCACAAAAATGCCCCACTAGCAAACTATAACTGCCGTCAACATACGCCACGCCAGGCTTATATGCCTTGCCATGAATGACAATACGCATGCTGTTAAGCTCTGCCTCAGCCACCAAACGTTTGGCAACATTTTTTGCTTGAATGTCGCGTGCGTTCATAATAGCATCAAACAAGTCATACCCAAGGTCTAATTTGTCCGCCATGT